AACTCGTCCTGCGGATACCAGCCCATGCGACGTGCACGGGCCTCTGGGCTCATGTCCAGGTCATCAGTGCTGATGCCTGGCGCTGCGCTGTCGCCAAGGCGACGATCTACTGCGCCGCCGCTCACTTGCCAGCGTCCTTCTTCGCGGACTTCATCTTGTCCCGGTCGATGGTGGCCGCGATGACACGGTCCGTCATGACTCGGTACTGCTTGCCGTCCAGGCCGGTCTGCTCGCGGCCCGCGTAGCGCTCAAAGGCGATGTGCTCACCAACCTCCGGCACTCGTCCGATCCAGGGCCTGGTGCGGTCCGAGAGCCATTTGAAGGCACCCTCGCCGATAGCCACGATAACGCCGGTTTCGGCCATCATCTGCTGGCGGAGCTGCGTGTCGGCGGTGATGAACAGGTTGCCCGCCGTCTTGTCGGGAGCCACGTCGCACATCACGATGACGGTGTCAGCCAGGGGGTTCAGCCCGCTGGTATTCGTCCCGTCGAAATCGGCGACCTCGTATTCGAAGTCACTCGCTACTATCCTCTTCGATTGCATTGCTGTCGCTTTCCTGTTCGACGCCGTAGAACGTCGCCAGGACATCGAAATCCATGCTCGTGACTTCACGCAGCATGACCGATCTCCCGCGACCCTCCAGGTCGTCCGTTAGCTTCAGCGCTCCTGCCTCCCATGCCTGGACTATCTGCCGCGTCATTGCCCCGCGATAATCGTCCAGGTACTTCATCACAACCTTGGTCACCGGGTGGTGCTTCCAAAGCTGGAATTCTGCCTCTCGAATGCCGCCGACCTCGGGTGGCTTACTTTTTGGCTCGTTGGGCATTCGTGAGTCTCGCTTTCTCTCTGATCTCTGCCATCCTGGATTCCTGCTGCGTCGCCATGATCAGGTTACGCACGCCCTCCAGGTGGAGCTTCGTGAAGTCCATCTGCTTGTCGAGGAAGTGGCTGTCAGCCTCATTCGCGATCTGCTTGGCCTTCATCATGTTCACCAGGGCCGCCGTATGGCTCTCCATCTCGTCGGCTCTGGTCTTGTCGACGTTGGCCTTGGCCTGCTCCATCGTCACGATGTCCATCGCCGACGGGGTCTGATTCTCGACGACCAGGTTCTCGATGCCGTCCATGTTGACGGCCCCCAGGGCGCGCTTGCGGACCTCGACCTGGTTGATGAGCGGGTCGTCCTTGAACGACATCAGGAACTGAGCCCGGCCCATGCGCTGCACGTCGGTGATCATCGACGGGTCACCGATGGGCTCGACGCCTGCGCCACGCTGGTAGTCGGCCTTGGTGACCGTCTCGAACGTGTCGCCCATCTGGTAGCGCACGCCCTGCTCCGGCAGGCACTTGGCGTTGATGTCGTAGAGCAGCTTGAACTCCTCGTTCAGCGCCGCGTAGATGCGCTTGTAGATGTCTTTGAAGACCTTCTGGCCCTGCTCCATGATGGCGTAGAGCGTGGCCGGATCGGTCGACGCGGGCGATGTGTTGCCCTGCGTCACATCCCGCATGCCACCGAACTCCTTGCCAGCGTCGAACAGCGACGACAGGAGCTGCAACAGGACCGGCGACGGGCCAGGGAACTGCATCGGGTAGATCGCGTCCCGGATGTTCGAGCCCATCGTGTTGACGACCTTGTACTCGCCGACCTTGAACTTCACCTGGCCGCTGTGCATCGAGAGCTGGGAGCCGATGAAGCCGCCACCTGCGTTCTGGAGGTGAGCGCCGTCGAACATCTGGTTGATCGAGGTGTTGATCGCCTCGTTGATCGGTCCCAGGAGGTGACCCCAGCCCAGGGGGTAGACCGATGAGTCCGGGTTCGGGATGAAGCCGTAGGGCACGTAGAAGCGCTTGCGGTCGATGCGGACGATCTGTGGGCCTTCCTCGCCCTCCTTGATCTCGATGGTCTCGGCGTTCAGGTCGAAGCCAGCCGTGATGCGGACTACCTGACCGGTGCTCTCGTGGAGGACGACGACGTAGGGCTCGGCGTATCCATCCCCGTCCAGGTCCCACCGACGGTGCTGCTCCAGGAAGACCTGGGGACCGTCACGGTCATCGCCGCCACTCTGGCCTTTCTTGTCGCTGCCGCCGAACGTGTTGTACTGGAAGTCGCGGTACTCGCCCCGCCTGACCTTCTCCTCGATCTCGAACGGGTACAGCTCAAACACCTCGGTGATGCGCGGCGCGCTCTCGAACGACCTGGCGTAATAGTTGATGACCAGGTTCTCGTACGCCACCAGGCGGGAGCAGTTCTTCTTCAGGCCAGGGTCGTACCAGACCTTCCTGGCGGCCCCGCCGACGATGGGAAGCCGCCGCAGGAGCATGTCGGTGTCCTTCTGCCAGTTGCGGTCCTGGAAGAGGAGCTGCCAGCTCATGTGGTTGGCGACCTTGTCGGCCCGATCCTGCTTGGTCCCTGGCTTCTCGTAGTAGGCAGGCTGCGCGGAGGCGGGGTCCATAATGGGCTGGCCATTCTGGTCCTTCTCGATTTCCATCGTCTCCTGGTTGACCTTCGGCTTCTGCGTGCTCGGGTCCATCACCGGCTTGCCGTCCTGGCCGATGACCGGCTTGCCGTTGTCCTCGCCGACGACGATGCCCTTCACGACGTCACGACCCTGGATGATGGCCGGGTAGGCCGCGGCGGCGAAGTCGTTGGCCGCCATGCTGAGCAGGGGCCAGATGACGTTCGAGGCTTTGGCGAAGGGGTAGTTCTTGGGCTCGGCCTTCTGGAGGGCCAGGGCCTTGTAGCGCTCGACCTTGTCCAGCCACTCGGCGCGGCTGCGCTTGTCGATCTCGTACTCCTGCTTCGCGCGCGCGCCGATGTCCGCGAGCAGCGTGTCGTCCAGGTCGTCGCAGATGTTGTCCATCTGGGCGTACTGGACCAGCTTGCGGAAGCTGTCCGGGACCTGCGGTGCAGCCTGCGGCCCAGGGGACGGCTGGCCAAGCTCGCTGGGCTCCGGAGCCTCACCCTCAGCAGCCTCGTGCTCCGGCGAACCGTCGGGGCCAGGTCCTTCGACCGGCTCCATCTCGTTCGCCTCGTCGTCCTGGCTATTCAGGGTTGGCCTTGCGCCTGGAAGGAACCTTTCCTCGTCCGTCGACGGCAGAAGGTCCGGTCCCGGTGGTCGCTGCTGTCCGCTCATCGTCAGGCTCCTGGGCTTTTGGTTGTTCTGCGGCCTCTACCATAGGTGGCGATTCGGACGAAGCTGGGGTCCCAGGCTCGAACTTGAGGGCGGAGAACATCGAGTACCTGAAGGTCGTGAAGCGTTGCGTCCGCTTCATGTCCTCCATCGTCATCGTGTACTTCCAGAGGATCGGGATGGTGTGCCAAATCAGCTTGCTCATACCCTTGCCGTGTTCGGTCCAGAACCGCTGAAGTGTTTCGCTCCACAGCTTGATGGCGAGCTCCTCGCTGTCACAGAGGATCGGTGGCTGCTCCGGGTTGTCGCCATAGGCCCCCGACCAGATGATCGTGACCCCCTTGGCTGTCTGGTCCGTCTCGACCTCGTCGAACATGGCCTGGAAGGCTTCGACCTTGCGTTGAACTGCTGGGAGCATGGGTCAGTATCCTGTCACTTCGTTGCGGCCACTGTCGTCGCCGTACTCTGCCTGGCCGTCGAGGCTGTCGACGTATTCGCGATCCTTCCGCAGCATCGTCTGCTGCTCCCTGGACAGCACGAGGGAGCCGGTGAACACCCTGGTGCACACGTACTGGAGCGCATCCATGATGTGGCTGGCCTCGTTCTTGTCTGGCTGGTCGGTGAAGCGGTCGCCCTGGACCTTCATCTTGCGATAGCGGTACAGGCCCAGGAATGCCTTGCGGAGCCTGGTGCACCGCGGGTGCAGAATGAACTGAGGCATGCCGTTGACCATTGTCGTCAGCGGCTTGCGGACAGCCTCCAGGCGCATCGCCAGGGATTGGATGCCAGGCTCGATCAGGATGTCCTTGGCATGGAGAATCTGGAAGCAGGTCTTCTCGTCCGTCTGGCTGCGCTGCATGCCTGCCGGGTCACCGATGTCGATGTACCTGGGCTGCTTGGCGAAGACCTGGGACGTGTAACGCAGCACCGCGTCGGAGAATGCGTCGATGCCGGAGCTGTCGGAGTAGAGCTCGTCGAACACCAGGAACCGGCCGTCGGGCAGCACCTGGCAAAGCACGCACGCTGGCGTCAGACCGAAGTCGAACCCGCGATAGACCGGCAGGTTCGGCATCGGCTCGATCTCTTTGATGTGCACCTGGTCGCTGAACTCAGGGAACACAGCCTTGCCGGTCTGCGTGAACCCGTACTTGCCATGCACATAGATGTCGATCCAGTTCTGGCTCTTGCCCTGGACCAGGTTCGAGTAATACCCGCGCCCGCCTGGGAGGTTGGGGAGGTTCTCGGCGTCCGGTGCCAGGCCGCTGGGCTGCCTGAACACCTGGGCGAAGTTCGGGTCGTGCTTCTGCTCTTCGAAGAACTTGTAGAACTCGCTGTCGACGTCAGGCGGGTTGGTGTCCATCCAGACCCCGTGCCAGGACGGGCCGCCATCGCGCTGCGCCGGGTAGCGTCCAACACGCCCCTGCACGGCCTCGATGACGGCCCACGGCACTTCCCGCGCCTCGTTGATCCAGGCCCCGGTCAGGTCAAGAGACAGCAGCTTCTTGACCGACTCGGGCGTGTCGAGCGCGCGGAACATGACCTCGATCTCGATGCCGATGTTGCCCCACTTTCGGATGTAGTAGGTGTGCTCGCCAGCCACGTAGTCCCCGAAGTGCTTGGGCGGCATCCAGTCGAAGAACGTCTTCATCGTGGTGTCGTTGAGCTGCGGGAACGTGTTGCGGATGATGGCGAACCTGGAGCGTCGCTTGCCGTCGTGCAGTGGCTTCTGTGCCCGGCCACGCTGGGCCACCTCGGCCACGCAGGCCGACGACTTGCCGCTGCCGAAGGGCCCGACGATGCCACGCATGAAGGCGTCCGACCTGGCGAAGGATGCCAGTGTCGGGCACCCCTCGTAGTCGTAGATCAGGCTAATTTTTGGACTGGACATCCGCGACCCCGTTTGCCGAGAAGACGGGCAGCTCCATGCGCTGCCTCCACTCGTGACAGTGGTCGTTGATGGTGACGATGGGCCAGATGCTCATGATCTGAACACCCTGGTGCCCGTGGATCGCCACAGCGTTCGGCGGCATGCGTTTGCACTGCCTCTGCTGCGGGTTGATCGTGCGGTCGGGGGCCACGAAGGTGCTGCCCCAGCGGCAGTTGCCGCAGTTCGGGATCGGGGTCTTGTCCATCACTGCCCCCTCAGTGCCATTGCCAGGCACGCACCGAAGACCTGGCGCACTTCGGCGTCCGTCAGCTTGCCTGGGGCCGCGTCCCTGCCAGCCATCACCATGTTCGGAGTGAGACCGTCCTGGAGCGACTCGATGACGGCTGTCGCCATCGCCTGGCATTCTCGTTCAATCGTGAAGACGTCTCGGGGATCGAAGTCAGGGCTCATGTCCTTGACCTTCATGGCGGCCTTGGCGGCGGCCTCAATGGCGTTCATCTATGCCTCTTCCAGGTTGGGGGCGACCGGTGTCACGGTGGGGGCTATGACACCGGTCTGGCGAACCTGAAGATTGCCACTGGGAATTCAGCGGGGGCTGTGATGGCAAACGCCTCCAGGTCAGCTTTGCGTGCGCCGCATGAAGCGAATCACGCCATTAACTGTACCTGGGAACGGTCAGACGTGGCTAGTGCACGGTCTCTGACACCTTGGTTTCCTTCCCCATATTCTCGACGGATGTGGGGGCCATGTCGCTGAGCACCTGGCCGATCTGGTCCAGGTCACGCTCGACCACGCCGACGCAGTAGACCAGGACCTCGACCTTCGTGCCGTTGGCTCCGTGGCCGATGAACACGCGGTACATCTGGCCGTTGGCGGCCTTAACGAACCGCGGGGTGGGCTGGAGGTGAAGGGTGAATGTTCCCATCGCTCGGCTTCCTTTTTGTGGTCTGTGGTGTGTAGTCGACGAAGGGGACGCCAAGCTCCTTGGCGCGGCACATCCCGTGCCGCCTCATGCCAGCGATCTGCCTGATGGTCGGGGCCACTTGCCGGTCCAGGCGCTCCACCGATCCGTTCGGACGGATGAACCGGAGCACCACGCCTGGCTGGTCGCCTGACGTCATCTGAAGCGTCACCTTGCCGTTGTCTGGCTCGTCGGTCATGTCAGGCAGCTCACACACTTGCGGGTTGGTCCTGGGCCGATGGGATTGCTCCGACCGGGCTCGGCGAGGATTCGCAGCTCGTGGCCGCAACTCAATCGCTCGACGATGTATTTACCATGCCGACGGCGGCCGACAATGCGAACCTCCGGGGAGGCCTCCAGCTCGGCGCGGTTCAGCGCTTCCTTGAGCAGTTTCACCTGCTCGGCTTGCTTGGCCATGTTGGCCTCCAGGCGGACGACGATCTCGCGCGCGGCCCTGGTCTTCTCCCTGGGCGTGACCAGGTAGGTCACCAGGGCGGGTTTAGTCTCATCCGACATTGTTGCCGGTCTCCTTCGAAATGCCCTCAGCGGGGCTCTGTAGTGGCACGACGTACGTGAACTGGCCGTTGATCCCATCCCAGGCCTTGGCGTCACCCTCAGCCTGGTGGAAGGTCCGATAGGGCCCGTACGCATCGGTCCCATAGTTGTGACGCCGCACGATGACGACGTACTTCATGACGGGTCGTTTAAGCGCCATCGATGATCTCCTGGGCGCAGCCCTGGGCCAGCCTGGACACACTCTTGCCGAAGCGTCGAACGTCCCACTGCACGGCCAGCTTGAGCGTGCGCCAGACCTCACCGCTCTGGGTGAGGGCCCTGGTGCCCCGCTTGGTGGTCGACCAGGCAGCCAAGATGGCGACCTCGTCGTGCGGTCCGACCTGGCGAACACCGCTCACCCGCGTCTGCCAGTTCACCGTGATGTGCCTGTCGTTCAGGTCGTCACGGTAAATGGAAACGCCGACGACCATGCGCTCCAGGTGGAGGTCAGCCAGCAACCTCATTGGACGATCTCCTCCAGGCCGCAGCGCAGGGCCATGGCACGGACGCCAATGCAGGCGATCCTGATGTCACAGCGCATGGCAGCCGCGGCCCGCTTCCAGGTGTCGCCAGTCGGCTCAAGCCGACGGATGTTGCCCCTCGGCGTCCGCGACTGGATCGACAGCGGGAACTCGATCTGGAGCTCGCGGTGGAGGCACCATCTGACGAACAGCCTGTTGCCAGTCCTACCGTCGTCGTACACGGCCTCGTCGTCGCTCAGACGAACGAGGGTCATGCCTTCTGGGCGGCCCATCAGACAATCTCCCTCTTGATCACCTTGCCGAAGTCGCCGGTCATGGCGTCGTGGACGTCGTTGACGATCTCCTGCGTCGTGGCGGGACGGTAGCGGCTGTCCTCCTCGTAGTACGAGTCGAACCAGGGGCCGAACTTGCTGGTGTGCTCCAGCTTGCCTGGACCCAGGGCCGTGCGGCTCGATGTCTCCGGGTCGGCGCAATGAGCGCGAGCCTCGGTCAGCGTCAGGCCGGTGTCGACGATCACGTCTGGGTGGCCCTTGGCGTATTTGCGGACGACCGTGTACTTGGCGTCCGGGTTGTATGTGTCAGTCATGTGCCCTCTCCTTAATTGGACGAGGACTACATAGCCTGTACTGGGCGGCGGGACAAGAGGCGGGGGTACTGAATCCGTCAGCACCCCACGCTTCCAGTGGGTTAGGCCGGGACCAGGTCCAGGCCAGGCTGCGCTACTGCCGCCTGGGGATCAGGCCTTGGCTGTACCGCTTTGCGGCTAGGTGTCGCAGCCGCTTTCGGCTCGACCGGCGCAGCCGCTGGGCGTGGCCGCGGCGGGCCGTGCAGTACCTTGGCGGCCGATACCACGGCAGCCCAGTCCTCGGTCTCCATGCACGCCAGGAGCCTGGCAAAGAGCTCCGCGACCGGCTCGGACTTCCCGCCCCAGGCGCTGCCTGCCTCACCCTCGTAGCTGAGGATCAGCCCGCTCGGTAACCGTATCTCTGCTTTCGCAACCATGTGTCCTCCTTAACCATTCGTGCCCAGGATGGGGCAGGGTCGCTCGTACCCGGCTGTTTGTGTCCCTGTCAAACCGCTGTACGGGCTTGCAATACAGGAGCCTGATCCTATATGTACTGTCTGGCGGCACAGAGCCGCCGAAGAATGGAGAGACTACAATGCTTAACAAACCAACCAAGCGGACCACGCCGAAGACCAAGCGTGCGATCCCTGCCCCTGGCACGACCAGGTTCGTGGTGACGAAGAGCCGGGCTGGCCACTACAGCCTGACGCTCAAGGTCGTCCGCGAGGCCCGCATCGAGCGCGCCCCTGGCGACTTCGTGACGTGGACCAGGTGGGTCGACGCTGGCCACAAGAACATGATCAGCGCCCCTCCTCCGCAATGGATGAAGGACGAGATGATGGCCGCGCTCACCAACAAGGACCCACGCTAATGCCCGTCTGCAACCGCTGCTACCAAATCACTGACGACCCGTGCCGCAACGACACGGAGACGATGGACTGCCCCAGGCTGACGAGACAGCCGAAGAAGAAGGAACTGACTATGACGAACGAAGAGAAGGCCCTGGAGCTGAAGAAGGCCTTCAAAGTCCTGCGGGACGAGACCAAGGTCGGCTACGTGCACACCCAGAGCCAGGAGGCTATGGACCTGTGCGACGCCGAGCCCGACTCGGCTGCCAGGGTGTACGACATCCTCAAGGGCCTGGGCGGTGTGAAATGAGCCAAGGACCAGTCGGCCCCAAGCGGCTCCAGCGGGAGAGCCGCCACCTCATCGACCACCTGGTCGACCTGATGCACCAGGCGGACGGCAAGAACCTCAGTTTTGCCTTCCACCTGGACGCCGCCAGGGACGTTTACCTGGCCGAAGAGGCTGAGGCGCACGCCCTTTACAGGGGTGATGTGACCGTCCTGGACACCTTCATGGAGGGCAAAAAGGCCCGCCGAACAGGCACTTAACAGAAAGCCAGGCTCACCACCTGGCTTTTTTCTTGTCCCGTATTGACGCCCAGCGGACCCATCTCTATATGTACTGGGCACCGGGACAGCCGGTGAGCACACAAACGGAGAACCGTGTGATGAATACCCAAGTGACTATCTATACCCAGCTCAAGGCTCTTGCCGTGGCTGGTCGTACTAACGACTTCGGCACAGCCCTGGTCGCCAACTTCGAACGGTACGGCCGTTGGAGCGACAAGCAGCAGTACTGGGCCAACAAGCTCTGTGCTGAAGCCACCACTCCTGCCGGTCAGCCAGCCAACGTCATCGACGTGGCCCCGCTGTTCGCCATGATGGCGACTGCCCAGGCCGCGCTGAAGCGCCCCAGCATCCGGCTCCAGGCCACAGACGGCAGCGTCTGGTCGGTCCGCCCGGCTGGTGAGACCAGCGCCAACGCTGGCCAGCTCTACCTCTACGATGGTGTGACGAAGGCCTACGCTGGCAAGATCAGCGCCCAGGGCGAGCTGCGCTGCCGCCGCGAGGTGACCACGCCTGGCCAGGTTCACGAAGCCGTCAAGGGCTTCTGCAAGGACCCCCAGGGCGCTGCCAAGGCCTACGGTTTCAGCACCAAGACGTGCTGCTTCTGCGCCAAGGCCCTCAGCGACGCCTTCAGCGTCGAGAACGGCTACGGCCCGGTCTGCGCCAAGCGCTTCGGCCTGGTCCACAAGGCCGCCGGTCAGCCCCAGGCTGCTATGATGGACACGGCTGGCACCGTGACCAAGATCAGCCTGGTCGACCTGGTCAAGGCCCTGCCGTTCGGCTCGGGCCCCGGCACTGACAACTCGTTCGACAACGGTAGCCAGTGATGTCCTGGACGGTTGAATACACCGACACCTTCGCTGGCGAGGCCAACTACGGTTGGGTTCGTCGCCGGAAGATCGGCAACGAGTGGGGCATGCGGCCGTCGCGTCGCATGCTGGTCGGTCGAGCCAAGAAGCTCCTGGGCCTGAACGGCGTGCCGTGCAAGGTCGAGGAATACGGCGAGACGATCACCCTGCGCCCGCAAGGCCAGTGCACCATCGTCTTCATCACCAAGGACGATGACAATGGCTAAGCGCAGCAGGAAGAAGCGCAGCGACCTTCGGGTGTACCTCTACGACGAGGTCCCGCGGGTCGGCACCGGCTGGCGTGGCGTCCAGTTGGTCAAGCGCGGCAGGGTCTGGGTCCACCTCAAGGAGACCGCCACTGGCATCGCTTTCAAGCTGCCCGTCGGCATCTTCGCCAGGATGGAGCGCTGCCAATGACCGTGCATTACCACAGCCTCAGCGGTCACATCGTGCCCGTTGAGGTGCTCTCCTGGTGGAGCGCCAGGGGTGCCATGAGCCGGAACGTCAAGGTGACGGCTGTGGCCCTGGCTTCGACCTTCGATGGCGAGTTCCTGGAGGGCCGAGCCTTCACCGGCCAGGCCCGACACTTCAGCGGCCTGGACCCCAGCATCCCGAAGGAGGAGCTGCTATGAGAACGATGGATCGGCCAGCGCGAGAATCGCTGGCCCACATCTACAACAACTACGTCAGGCGGGGACTGAGCTACCTCAGCTTCCGCCGACGGGTCGGCTTCAGCGTCTGCGACGCCTGCTGGTTCGTCTACGTGGACGGCTACCGGGTCGACCTCTACGAGGGCGGCAGCTACAGCCTCACAGAGGCCTGGTCAGCGCTTTAAGGCGGCCAGCCTGTTATCCAGCACCGTGATCAGCTTGATCGCGTCACGGTGCGCCCCCTGGAGCTTGGGGCTGAGCTGCGAGCTCGACGACTCCGAGATCACCCGCACGATCCGCAACGCCTGGCTGGCCAGGGACTGCTCGATCTGCCTGGACGTGACATCCCTCCACTTCTGCTGCTTGGCCAGGGCCTTCTGCTCCTCGCGGAAATCCATCGACGGCTGGTGGTGGGTCATGCAGTACCACTTGCCCTCGAATCCAGCCTTGGCCGTGTTCGAGCAGGGCCTGGGACCGTCCCGCCCGTTCACCACAGCCTGGCACATCCCACGGTCGGTCATCCACTGTACTCCTCAGCCGCACTTCTGGCCTTTTAACCATCCCTGTGCCAAAAGCCAGGCCACCTCAACGATGGAGACTCGCAATGATGAGGACAATCCTGGCTGTGCTTTGCATGACTGCTGCCCTGGCTTCGCCTGCCCTGGCAGATGGCTTTTACGTGACTGCCTACGGTGGCGCGAACTGGAACGACACCAACGAATCCGGCTCCGGCTGGAGCGCTGGCTCGGACGTCGGCACCGTGATCGGCGCTGCCTACGGGGCCTCGGTCAAGAGCGTGCCAGGCCTGCGCGTCGAAGCTGACGCCAGCTACCGCGCCAACAACCTCAGCATCGCCCTGGGCAGCTACCAGCTCGCCGCCAGGGACGAGACCTGGGCCGTCATGGGCAATGCCGTCTATGACCTCCCGCTCGCCCTGGGACCGGTCCATCCGTACGCCCTGGCAGGTGTGGGTGTCGGCAAGCGCGACATCTCGCTGAAGGCCCTGTCCCTCTCGGCGTTGCAGCTTGAGAACACGGGCATCGTCTGGCAGGTGGGTGCAGGGGTCAATACGACGGTCGCAGACGGCGTCCAGGTCGGCCTGGGGTATCGCTACCTCGACGCCCCGGACATCGGCCTGGGGCCCTTCAGCAACGCCGGAGGCAACCAGTCCTTGGTGCTCCAGGCGACGTTTGATATGAACTGAAGACCTTACCAGAAGTGCGCGAATGGAAAGGGGGGGCTCGATGGCCCCCCTTTTTATTTGTGCTTGATCAGTTCCTTGAGGAACGCTTCCAACAGGAAGTTGACCATGTGGCCCTTCTCCTTGATGGCCTCGAACACCTCGCCCAGGACATTGTCCGGGATCGGTGCCTGGGTCGCTTCCCACCTCCGAATTACCCGCGGGCTGACCAACAGCAGTCTTGCCAGCTCGCTCCTGTACCTGGGGCCGTAAAGCGTAAGGCCTGCCCGCCGGAAGATGGCAGACCTCCGCTCCGCTTGCGAGAGCTCTGGTTTCATCGGTCCTCCTGGATGATCTCCAGGGCGTGGACGAACAGCTCGCTGAACTTCAGCAAGTCGGCGCAGGCCACGTTGCCCTGGTTGGCCTCACCCGACAGCCTGGTACGCAGGTCAGCCAGGGCGGCCTTGGCACGGAAGGCGTCACGCTGGGAGCGGCTGAGGACCGAACCCCAGTTGCGACCGTAGAGCTCGACGATCTCGTTGTTGGCGTCCATCGCAGCGTCCTTGGCCGTGGCCAGGAGACGGACGCGATCAGGTGTGGCCAACGGACTGATGGTGGCAATGGAGATCGGCTTGTCGGTGCCATCCTGCATCATCGTGACCAGGTCGCGGTCAGAGGTGGTTTCAGGCTGCTCGTCCAGGATCGGCGACGGGGCCTTGTCCAGCTCAGCCTGGAAATCGTCAGCCGTCCAACCGGCGATCCGGAAGACCGGGAACTCCAATGGCTTCATGGACATGACGATGGCCTTGTCCTTGCCGCCGAAGTAGAATGGCTTCTTGAGCTTGGTGATCTTGTAGCCACCCATGCTCTTGACGCGGGTCTTGTCGCCGCTCGCGCGGGCCAGACAGAACTCGTGCCACTCGTGACTGTAGAGGCGATAGACGTCACCGTTGATGACGACCATCACGCGCTTGTAGTTTTGCATTCAGTTGGGCCTCCTGCCCTGGTATCGGCCGGGCCCATCGCCCGGCTATCCAGTACAGGTAGAGGCCGCGGCTTGTGCTGTCAAGCCGTATGGGTGCCGTCGTCTACTTCATCGGCCCTGGCGTCCACGGACTCCATCTCTTCAGGCCACACGATGATCGGCGTGGTCGGGCCGACGTAGGCCCCCTCGATGTTGAACGAGATGTGCTCCAGCGCGTCGTCCGTGGACAGGTCGCCGTCCTCCTCCAGGAGCTGTTCCAGCATGCGCTCGCCGTCGTAGACCAGGCGATCCACCCTGGAGCCGTCGGGGTGCCAGACTGTGGCGACACCGATCAGGCAGGTGTCATAGCCGTCGAACTTCAGCATCACGGGACCTCCGGGTAGATGAGCGGGGAGAGCTGATGGAGCGCGCGCCACTGGGCCAGGGTGAAGGCCAGCATCTCGGCGTTGACGTCTACCAGGGTGTCGGTGAGGAACAGTGAGCCCAGGACGCGACCGTACTTGTCGTCCTTGTCCAGGGTCGTGGTGATGTTGACGTGGTGGCCAGCCAGGAGACCTTCCAGGTGCTCCTTGGCCAGCTTGCCCATGTCGTGCTCATCCTTGGTCTTGTAGTGGCCAGGGAAGAGCTCGGGGGCATTGTAGCCCAACATTCTGACCGTCTTGCGGATGTTCACGTAGAGGCCCAGGTCGATGTCGGCGACCAAGGTGTCTCCGTCAACTACCCGCCTCACCTCGCAGCGATACTCGTATAGGCTCATGGTTCAGCTCCGTGTTGATGACCGTCTTGCCCATGTCGAGTGCTACGTCGACTCGGGCAATGGCCTCGATCAAGGAGCCTATACGGGACTGGTACAGGTCAATGACTCCTATGAGCTTTTGCACATCGGCCTCCAGGTTGGCCGCGTGCTCGGCTAGACCGTGATCCAGTCCTCCGCCAGGAGATCGCTCTGGGAGGCTACCCACGGTACGAACTGTCCATCCGCTGTTCTCATATCCAGGTGCGGCCGGTACTGCACCTCCGTCCCCTCCGGTAAAAGCCCAAGCAGCGGTGGCCTGTTCACAGCGAAGGTCGAGCCAGCCACGAGGTAGACGTACATTCCCTTGCCGTTCCAGCCTTCGCGCGCCAGGCGCTGCTTCTCCTTCAGTAGAACCAGGGCCATTGAAAAGTTCATGCAGCGATTCCTTCTGGGTTGCGCGGAGCCGGATGATCTCCGCTGAGGCTTGGCAGTACAGGCACGGCACTTCGATCTTCATGTGGCACAGGCACTTGGCTCTGATGCGCTTGGCGATGTCCATCACGGGGCTGCCTTTGGTGTTGGCTTGTAGACGATGGAGCGGATGCGCTCGACTGGCACCATGACGGTGTAGCCCTCGGTGTGGAAGCTCACCCACAAGCCCTCAGTGGCGCAGTTGTCGACCTCGACCCACATGCGAGCCCCGTGAGTACCGCACACCACCGGCAGCTCGAATGTGATCTGGTACATTCAGCACCCGAAGTAGCTGAACTGCGGCAGGCGGAACGACTCCATGATGGTGTCCTCGCTGCCGACCTGGATGGTGGCGTCTGCCTTCCGCAGCCGGTTGAGCTCGTACGTGATCGCGAAGGCCTGCTCCCTGGTCGGGCCCCAGGGACGCTCACGGACCTCATCGATCCAGGTCGACTGGCGCTGCTGATACAGCCGCGTCAAATCCTCCTCGATCAGCTTCGCCATCTTGGTCGCACTGTGGACCAGGACGTCGCTCTGCAACGTGTTGATCACGTCAGGGAACGACATCGACAGCCGCCGCTCGATCACAGCCTCCATGTGCTCGCGGTCCGTCTTCTTCACCAGGGCCTTGACGGCCTCGTGTTCCTTGCGGGCCACCTCGGTGTAGTCGAACACGGGCGCACCGTGCCTGACCTTCCGCATAGGGGTCATAGGGGTCTCCGAGACCACCGGCAGGTCGAACTCGTCAGCATACTTTCTCATCGTCTGGCTCCTTCATCAGGTCTGGTTCATACGCCCTGGGATCGTACCCCGCATCGGAGTACAGGGTTCTCACTTCTCTAATCGCGTCAGCCAGTAAGTCCAGGACCAGCATGTCACCGCTCTTCGCAGCCTCCAGCAACCTGGCCCGCATGGCTGGCGGGATCACGCCTTTCTCGGAGGGCCACGACCAGCGCACCGTGATCTCAGTCAACCGTTTGTCCGACATCCACTGTCTCCTCCAAAGGGTCAGGCACGATACGCATGTAGCCGGTCGTCAGCCAGTCCTCCTGGCCTTGCCAGCCTGTGGGCCAGTAGGATATTTCGTAGTAGCCCCGGTCGGACGCCTCGACGACCTTGCCCAGGACATTGGTGGTCGTGGCTGTTGGGCTATGGACCCAGCGTCGACGCCAGCCGCGCTCCTTCTCGAACTCCTTGCCCCAGTTGTAGTGGGTCTCCCAGCCGTCCGTGTGGTTCACGTAGGCCACGCTGAAGCCCTCGTCGAAGAGGACCTTCTGCATCTCCTCGGTCAGGCGCAGGCCAGGGGCGCAGTTGTAGAGCTCGATGGAGTTGTCGTACCAGTCGCCGCCCATGCCGTCGTAGAGCGACGTGATCAGGCCAGCGTGGATCAGCTTGTCGGCCAGGCGCAGCTTAGCCTGGGCGATCTCGGACTTGTTCCCTGCCACCTTGCCTGCCTGGGCCTCGTCCTCATCGTCGATGTCGCTGCGCTCGTTCAGCAGCTCGGAATAGGTCTTCATCACTCGATCTCCCTCATGAGCTTCAGGAAGAGGTTATCGCCGGTCGCGCACCAGTCGGTGCCAAGGTCTTCCTTCAGCCACTCCGCGACGGCCTTGATGACAGCAGGGGCAGTGACCGAGTATTTCTGACATTCGTTGTCGGACAGTATGCGCTTCACCTTCTCCACCAATTCATTCGCCATGTGCTGCCCCCACCATCGCGCGCAGTGCGTTGGCTCCGCATGTGCATGGGTGCGTGTCGCCCATCGTCTTGTCGCAGGCCGTCATGTGGTCCCCTTTGGCGTGGAGCAGTTTCTTCAGCAGTTCCTTCGGAACAATCACCAGCCCAGCTGCCGTGAGGGCGTCCTGGATGGCAGTTGCCATGTACATCCAGTCCTCACCATCATCCTCGTCGTACGAGTTTTCGAGAATGGTGTCCGCGATGAGCTTGCGAACGTCGGTCATGTCTTGTGCCTCGTGAAAGTGTATCCCGCTGGCATAGCCGCTCTGGCCAATGCCTCGTTGCGTCGGCTCTCTATCAACTCCCCCTGGAGCCGCTTAACTTCGCCCTCCAGGTGCGTGAGGTAGCCACCGTCGGCAGAGCCAGGGATGAGCGGTCGGCGCAGCAGCTCCTCGATGGCATCGGCCGCCAACTGGTGGATCGAGCCATCCAGCCCCTGGCGCAACAACCGCACGAGCGCCTCGAACGAGGGGTCGTCGTCAGGTGTCGCCTCCGCAATCGCGATGAAGTTCTTGCCAGGGGTGTTCACGAAGTCGGCCAGCTCCTCCAGCGTGATGAGGTCGGCGACGATCTTGTCCGCGATCTTCTCGACGACGCCAGGTGAGACGATGCCGGTGTTGATGTGCGGGGCGGCGGCCATGCCTGACGCCGCGGCGACGATGAATTCGTCACGCAGCGCCTCCACGACGGCTCTGACACCCTGATCATGGTTGTACTCGCCGTAGGACATGCCCTTCCTGGCGGCATTCTTGAACACAATCATCAGGTCATCGAAAGTCATCGGATCGGCCCCGTATGGACGAACGTCACGCCTGGCTCGATGGGCTCGATGGGCCCCAGGATGCCATCGAAGTACATGCCCGTGTCGTGGAGCAGGTGCATGTCGTCGCGGATCATCTCGACGACGGCACGCATGCCAGCCCGCTCCGCCTGGACGAAGGGAATGCTCTTGGCGTAGGCGTCGTGGTAGGCCTTGATCAGGTCAGCAAGGGTCATCGGCACTCTCCTCTGGCATAGGAACCTCTCCCAGGATTTTGTTGAACCATTCCTCGATCTCTTCCCTATCGAGGTAGTCATCGTCGTTGAGGTCCATAGTCCACAACATCTCGTCCCGCAGGAACTCGACGACCCGCCTCAGCGCACCGCGCCGTATGAGGGCGCGATCTTCCTTCCCGAACCTGCGCCGGAAGCCCATGAGCTTCTCCTCGGCTTCGTTGTAGTAAGAAGCGATCTCGTCCAGATCGAGGGTGGGAACGTGATCGTCATCATCGTCTGGCTCCCAGTCTTCCGGGACATTGAAGGTCATGGGCGCACCACGCAGACGAAGTAGGCCGACGTCAAGAAGCCGTCGAGCTTGTCGACGAAGGCCTTGCCAGCGGTCTCGCAGGAGACCCGGGTCGGGAACTCGATGTGGTCGATGGACGCGCCGTGCCCGTTCAGGGAGTAGGCGAGGATGAGGATGTATTTCATTGGTCAGGCTTTCTCGTAGATGCGGGTCATGCGGCCATGCGACCGACCTCCCCGCATGTGGGTGAAGTCGTTGGTGGGGGTCAGGAGCTTGCCTCGGACTGCGGCCATGATCAGCGCACCCCAGGCGTTGTGATGGTGGGGCGCGATGTCCAGGTCGGTCAGCGCCTTGCGGATGTCCTCGCCGGTCATGCGCCCTGGTGGCAGGTGACGGATGGCAGCCAGGGCGTCCGACATGAAGCCCCCAGCGTTGTCGGCTACCCGGTCAAGGGCGGCGTCACGCGCGCTGATGGCGTCGAACAGGTCTGGCTGCCTGGTCACTTCGGCGCTCCGATGATCCACTGGATGAACGTCGCCAGGCCCCACATCCCAACCACCGTCGCGATGGCTGTGATGAGGTTGGTGACGGGTGAGGGATGGACCCCTTCCTCCTGATCACTCCGCTGGAGCCAGTCGAAGAACACGAGGATGAGGATGGGGGTGGCAAGGGCCGAGAAGAGGATGGCAGTCACGGTTTTCTAATCTCCAGGTCTGTATGCTCGCCCGGTACAGTAACCGTGTCAACCTCCCTGGCCTGCTCAATCTGCCTGGCACGCTCAGCCCTGTACCGCTGAAGCACTGGTTCCGGGTCACCGATGATGAACTGCACGTTCGGAGTATCCACAGATTCCGGAAGCTCCCGCATGATGCCCGACACCTTGGCGAGCTTCTCCAGGGCCATGAGCCGGTCAACAAACCGCACCTCGACGGACCCGTCCTTGGCCATCTTGACGCTCTCGATGCCTGCCCAGTCGGCCGCGGTGAGCTTGTTCGAGGGCTTCAGCTTGAGACCTTTGGCGTCCCAGGACAGGACGTTTCCGGGGTTGAAGAATGCCATCTTGGCGAGGCCATCCACGATGCTCGCCTTGCCACTCGAAAACCGCTCGGCCAGGGCCTGGTCTACAGCCTCCCGAATGTGGGGCTTCCGGATGAGCTCCCAGGCCACCCGCTGGGCACACGATTTGGCATAGCCCGCAGCGACCGCAGCCTCGAAAAGTCGCAGATTTGCTAGATAGGCCTCTACGAACGAGTATTCGCGATCTGACAGGCCATCGGCCCATCCTGGTAGGGTGGTGGCTGCCCCCCTGTCTTTCGCCAGCCCACGCCCTCCTGTGGGCTGTGGCGGCCTATCCCGAAGGTTCTTCGGACGTTTGACTGCCATTTACGCCTCCACCAGGTTGAGCGCCTTGCGGTGAGCCTCCAGGATCGGCCTCGCATCCCGCTCGCTCGGACGAGTGCTGTTGTCGGTCAAATAGAACAGCTTCAGCGACCTCGGAATCGGAGCCTCTTTGAGCTGGCTGCACCAGGGCTCCGGGAACGTGAACTCAGGCATGAACGGAAGCGCCTCGCTGAGGCTCATCTCCCAGGTGCCACCATCGATGTACAGCCGCACAACCGTGTCGAGCATTCCGGGCGTTGTGGTCCCAGCGCGACCAGGCACCGGGATGCGCTCGGCCTTGGGTGCTGGGGCTGGCATGGCCAGCCGGAAGTCCCTGGCCTCCAGAATCGCCTTGGAGAAATACATCGGAGCCTTGGGTGGTTGGCCGTGCTTGGCGATGAACGGAATACCCACCCGTTCGATGGTCGGCCAGATGTCCTCCTCGGTGCAGCCGAGCTTGAGCCACTCGTCGTAGGTCCCGGCGAAGCTGATCCAGCCCTGGCCAGCTCTGAGAAGTTGTTCGTGGGTGATCTTCATCGCGTTGACAAATTTGTCCATGAGGAAGGCAGCCGTCACTCCCTTCCTTTCCTTGGTCCTTGGTCCTTGGTCTACTCCCTTCCCTTCCAACGACGAGGGCTCGTCGAGGGCTCGCGAATGCTCGCGAGGATGCGTCGAGGGCTCGCGAGGTTTCGACGAGGGCTCGACGAGACCGCTCGGTGGTTGTGGGAACCTGGAGGCTGTGGGCCTGTCAATTCGTTGGTGATCTGCCCATTTATTGACCTTGATGTAAGTTGAGCCGTCAACCTCGTATTGGGTGATACAACCCTCAGCGTGTAATTCCTCGACCCATCCTCGCAGAAGGCTCGGCGCATCCTCGTCGTAAGGGTACAGAAGGCTCGCGAGCATTCGCGAGGACCCGCGAGTGACCCCTGTATCGTCGCAAATGGTCCAGAGGAGGATGAAAAACAGTCTCGCTTCACGGGACACTCGCCCGATGCTTTCCGACTGCGCGAACTCCGGTTTTATGGTCCTGATGCGTGCCATTATTGCCCTCCATTACTCAGTGGTAGTGATGCCTGCGCCATGTCCTCTCCGACCTCGGAAAACAGGGTCCGTTCGGCATTGAATTTGACCTTGGTAAACCCCGTCGGGCCGCGACGCCTTTTGGCCACGATGATGTCGGCCTGGCCAGCAACCCTGTTCAGCTCGGTGAGGAAGTCCTGGTTCTCCTCTCCTGGGCCGGGCCGCTCCTTTTCGAGCCAGTATTCGTCGCGGTGGACGAAGAGCACGGTGTCGGCGTTCTGCTCGATGGCAGAGGCCCCATAGAGGTCGGACAGGGTGGGCCGCTTGTTCTCACGGGTCTTGTTGTCACGGTTGAGGTGGGCGACCAGGAGGACCGGCACGCCGAGTTCCTTGGCCATGCTCTTCAGGTCCCTGGTGATCTGCTGGAGCTGGTCGCGCTCGAATGCCCTGGGGTCGTTCGCCTGGATGAAGCGCAGGTGGTCGATCAGGATGAAGCCGACACCACCGCGGCGGCGCAGGCGGCGGGTCCTGGCGCGTATCTGGCCGACGGTGAGGTTCGGGGAGGCGTCGATCCAGATGGGCAGGTCCCGGAAACTCTGCCTCGCCAGCACCAGGCGCTGCATATCATTCTCCGACAGGGAACCATCTTCCATCGAAGTCGTTGATACACCGGAGATTTGAGACAGATGACGAGCGACGTAATCCTCGGCGGACATTTCCTTGCTGAAAACCATGCAGCGGTGCCCACGGGCGGCGATAAACCAGGTGATCTGCTGGGCCAGGGCGGTCTTGCCCATGCTGGTGGCCCCGCCCAGGACGATCAGGTCGCCAGGAGAGAACCGGCCGACGGTCCGGTCGAAGGACAGGAAGCCGGTGGCGATGCCTGCCCTGGCTGGCTCCTGGAAAGCCTTCTCGGTCCGGATCAGAGCCCGCTCGGCGACGTCCTCGATCTTCTCAATCGCAGCCAGCGCCTGGTCGGAGCTCACCAGGGTGTGGAGCCGGTCCTCGGCCAGCTCGACCAGGAGCTCGGGGGTCATGTCGGCCTGCATGCCCTCGGCCGCGGCGACAAGCTCCCGGCCCACGTTGGCGAGGCCGCGACGCACCGCGGCGTCCTTCACCAGCTTCGCCAGCTCGCCCAGGTTCATGCCAGGCACGTAGATCGTGCAGAGCGTCTCCAGGTACTTCTTGTCGACCTTGGCCAGATCGGGATCGGTCTTCAGGTAGCTCTTGACCGCCATCGGGCTGGCAGTCTTCTTCAGGCGGACCAGGGCCGCGATAGTGCTGTAGATGCGCTGGTGCAGGCCGTCGAAAAAGTGGTCCGCGCGGATGATGTCGGCCACCGCGTCAATGCGGTCATTGTCGAGAAGGAGACCTCCTAGAATCGCTTGCTCAATCTCAACATCATCACTCGCACGCTCGGTGTTTTGCTCTTGCATCTCGGCGCTGACTTCCTGTGCTGAATGAGGGTACAGAACTCCCCTGACTCCGCGTCCCATGTCGAATCATTAATCGACATGGTGAACGGTTTTCCCCAACAGGAGCAAGACTACAACCGATGGGCGACCTCTCAATTCACTCCAGCTCGTTGCCCCAGGCACTCCAGTTCAGCCCACCGATTCGACGCGCGAAGAGCTCAAGGTACGGACCTGGGAACAGCGCCTCGATGCGGGCGTACTGCTCGTCAGGCTTCCGGGAGTGCTCGCGTCTCGGGGCCATGATGAAGTCCCTCACCGATGCCGACTGTCGCTTGGGTGAGCCCCTGGTCGCCAGCAGGCAGGGCTCCAAGTTCTTCCTGGTGCCGTAGCCGGTGCCGAAGGCGTACTTGCCGGTCGCCTTGTTGAACTTGATCCACTCCCAGGCGAGCCCCTTGTACTCGAACCCCCACGCCTCGATGACGTCGAAGGCCTGGGGCAGCGTCGGCCAGGTGGCCCACATGAACAGCGCACAGTCGCGCTTGCCCAGGCTCGCCACCGGCATCGCCATGATGTCGTCCCTGGTCATGCAGTCGTAGTGGGCCTGCGCCGACTTGCCCAAGCCCTTCGACGACCTGGTCTGAAAGGTCCAGGGAGGGTCCGCCAAAATGACGCCGTACTTGCCCAGCGGCACCCCCTCGAACACCGTCATGTGCGCCGCCCGCGAACGTAGCGGTCACCTGGGGTGGGCGGCTTGATCTGGGTGTAGCACCTGAAATGATGGTGATCGCAGAACCTGGACCTGAAGATCGCTGGGTGGGCGCACATCCGCCAGGTGCTGCCAATCGACGGGTCGCCATGCACCCACCGGCAGGCATCGTGCTCGTCCGGTATCTGCCCAGGCAGGCCAAGCGGTTCCGGCTCGCCGGTCGCAGGACGGAACTCCGGGATCGGGTTGCGGCTCACGGACTTTGGCCTGGTCCGCATCCGCGGGGCCGGGCGCGTCGGCTCGATGAGCTTCTTGGTCTTTTCGTCCTGAGCCCGCGCCAGGGCGATGTTCTCCCGGCGCAGGCGACCGATCACCGCTGACCTGGTGAACTTGCCCCCGAAGCGCCTGGTGATCTGGCCGGAGGTCAGCTTGTCGACCGTGGCCAGGCGACGGAGCATGTCAGTCTCTTCCCTGGTCCAGTGGGTCATGCCTGCTCCCTGATCATCATCCGCAGCTTGGAACTCCGCACGTCCTGGACGTAGGTCAGCAGCGCCAGGGCGTCCGCCTCGTGGTCCGTGCAGACCGGCCAGCCCATGATCTTGCACTGGCGCATGACCGCTTGCTTGATGTCCTGGCTTTTGCGGGGCGTGTTGCCCTTGCCCAGGAAGTGCTTCCGCACCGGCCCAGGCTCGATCTCGCCGACCTCGATCCTGGCGTCGTGCGCCATCATCTCGATCAGGGCTCCCATTGAGAACATCTTCCGCAGGGTCATGACGTTGTTGGACCGCACCACGACCGGGGCCTCGTAGGCCACGAAGTCGATCCGCGGCTCCTCCCGCACCGGGTCCATCCAGCGCCAGAGGAACTGCCTGACGTCGCGCATCAGGAGCCCCAGGTCGAGGCCAGCCTGGACCGGCTGGTAGGTGCCGAAGAGCGGCTGTTTGCCGTCTTCGGTGTCACCGTATGCCCACCCGAATCCGTAGGTGCCGGGGTCTATGGCCAGCACCCTCACTGCGAGGGTTCCTGGGACGCGCGGATCAGCTCCTCCTGGCCAGCGTGCCAGCCCTCCAGCCATGCCTGGCCGAACGTCTGGTGACCCTGGTGCGGGTTCTCCGTCGTGCTGATCCCCTGGAGACCGGCCTCACGTCCCTGGCGAATGGCCCGGTTGTAAGCCTCGGTCGGGTCCTCGATTGGGTTCGACCAGAAGGTGAGCTGCGTGCCGACAGGGATGCCAGCCGCGCGCATGGCCCAGATCGTGGCCTCCATCTCGTCCCGGAGCTCCTGCTCGTCCCGGTTGGAAATCTCGAACAGGCTCTTCAGGACCCGCTTGCTGATGCCCCTGGACTTCAGGATGTCGGCGGCGTCCGCGTAGAGCTTGTCCAGGGTGGCCTTGGCGTCCTTGACCTCGGCCCGGCACTTGTCGCGCACCTTGGCGTAGTCACGCTCCTCGGCCGCGATCAGCACGAAGTAGCGGCGCAGGTCCGCCTCGGTAGCGACGTTGGCGGCGATGGTCTTGGTGGCGGGGGCGGCGTCCGGGAAGTTCTCGTCGTGCTCCTTGAACGTTGCCTGGAACTGGGCATCGGCTTTCGCCCTGGCGTTCTTGCGCGACGTACCCTGGACGTCACGGTCTGCTCTGATCTTGGTGGCCATGTTGCTCTCGACGCCCTCTGGGAAAGGCGGGGAGCGCACGAGCGCTTGGTGTACGCTCCCCACCTGAAACGCCTGCGGGGCAGGGCGGGCGAATCAGGAGAGAGAGTCGTACAGCGTGAGACTCAGCGTCAATGGCTAGGCGGCAGCTTTCCCACGACCACCACGGGTAGGCCACTTCAGGAAGTGCGCGGGGGTCAGCTTGATGCCTGCCGCCCAGGCGGCGTCGAGGATCACCTGCTGCCGATGCGCCGGTACGAAGCCGAACTTCCGCCAGCCGCTGATGGTCGTCGGGGGGATGCCGGTGATCTTGGCTGCCGAGCGGACCCCGCCCAGGAGGAAGATGATGAGGTCCACCTGGCTGTCAGACAGGGGGGCTGTTTCTGGTTTGCGAGGTTTGTTTGTCATGGTGCTTCGCAAAATAAAGCGCAGATTTGCTGGGGTCAACGACCTTGAGCGGGTTTGCAGCACAAAAATGTGCCTGACCCTCTTGACCTCTGTACGGTCCGTCAGTACATACACCTCCATCAGAGGCCGAACCGGCTCTGACAGTTAAACGGAGACTTAGACTATGAAATACGGTCGTGGACTGAATGAACTGGCTGCCGAGATTGTGCGCCAGGCTGAAGCAAAGCAGGACCTGATTGCCCCCACCAATCAGTTGACTGTTATCCCTGGTCAGGCTGGCGATACCCGCCCGCGCCTGGTCGTGGAGAACACTGGCGAGTTCCCAATTCGCCAGATCGCCCTCAATCAGATGGGCGAGCGTACTGGCATTCCCGCCAAGTACGTCGAGAAGATGACTGAGGAAGCCCCTCAGCTCCTGGCTGACAACTTGAACCACTGGTTCAAGGCGAAGCCGGAACGCCGGTTGGTCCGCCTTTTGGACAACGACAACCGCGCGTTCTTGAGCGACAGCTTCCGCCGCGTGGACCACCACGACCTCTTGCAGACAGCTCTGCCGGTGGTCATGGACATCCAGGGCATGCGGGTGCGTAGCTGCGAAGTGACGGAGCGCAAGCTCTACGTGAAGGTCACCTTCGACAGCCTGGAGCGCGAGATCAAGAGTGCCCGCGTCGGCGATGTCGTCCGCGGCGGTCTGGTCTTCGGCAACTCGGAGGTGGGCCACGGCTCATACTTCGTGAGCCCCTGGGCTGAGTACCTCTGGTGCACCAACGGTGCCTTCCGCGAGGGCGGCAAGCGCTGGGCGCACATCGGTCGCAAGATCGAGGGTGACGCTGGTGAGACCCGGTTCCTGTCGGACGAGACGCTGCAAGCGGGTGACCGCTTCGACGTCCTGGCCTTCCGGGACCACCTCAAGGCCGCTCTTGACCCGGTCGTGTTCAACGACTGGATCGAGAAGGTCCAGGGTACGACCGAGCGCCAGGTGACGGGCAACGTCGCCAAGGGCGTCGAGGTCCTGGGCCAGAAGATCGGCCTGACGAAGGGTGAAGGTGCCAACGTGCTCCGCCACCTGATCGCAGGCGGCGACTTGAGCCAGTACGGTCTCTACAACGCGGTCACGCGCACGGCTGAAGATGCCGCGAGCTACGACCGTGCCACGGAGATCGAGGCCATCGGCCAGAAGGTCATCGACCTGAACCAGCGCGAGTGGCGCGACGTCTCGGAAGCGGCGTAACAAGGAAGCGGGGGAGCAACCCTCCCCCGCCTCTGCTTCCAACAAATGCGGGCGAAGTGTTACGGCAGCACACTTGGTTTCCAACCAATTAGAGAGGGTTCAATTCCCTCCGCCCGCTCCAATTTTTTTTGACGAGAACACCAATGCCCCATCCACCTGTAGAGAGCTTAAGCATGGAGCGGTTTCCGCACCTCGTGATCGCCACCGAGTATTCAAAGGTGTGGCTGGTCACGGTTCGACTGGACGGTCGCTTATACAAAGCCCACCTGCGCCTGTCGCACGAGGACCGTCTGAGCTTCGGCCCGATCTACCTTGGCCCCAAGTCCCTCGTCCGCACGGGCGAGGCTTACAACCGGGTGCATCACGTCCTCAGCGCCATGCTGCGCGGCGTGACGCGAACGCAAGTGGAGGCCGTCACCCAATGACCGACAAGACGAATATCGACTGGACGCTCCCGAAGCTGCAAGAGCTGCGGCAGGCTTTTCAGGACGCCCTCAAGAGCGGCTCGACGCTCGACGACACAATGCAGTTCGAGGGCCACACGCTGCACCTCGGCTACACCCGGTACTTGATTGAGTACCTCAACCCACTCCTCGACCCACTCCACTTTGAAGGTTAACCAATGCTGACTCTTATTACCTGGCAGGCCACCCTGGCCTCCGTTGTTGCCATCACCGCGGCCCTGCACGCCCTGCTGGTCACGCTGCGTCCGGAGCTTTTCCGCCGCACGTTCGCTACCACCAATGTGGCCATTGTGGCCTCCTTCGTGGTCGTTGACATCCTGTTCACAGCCTTCATGGTCACGAGCATGATGTACTGGTTGAAAGTATAACCCCGAACCATAACAATGGGGGGATGTGCCCTGGGTTTCCTCTCCGTTTTCCAGGGCCATCTGGCCCGGCCGCGTCACCAGCGAGGCCGGGCCATTTTTTTGAGAGGATGTGATGAGAAAGCCGACACCAAACGCCTTGGCCTGGTACGAGAGCCAGGCCAGCGCCAACCCGCTCCCGCCGACGCATGAACCCCAGCCTGGGTATTTCAAGCAGCGCCTGGTCCGCGGTGGTCCCTGGGTTCCCGTTCGCATCTGGTACGACTTCACGCTCGACGACAACGGAGAGCTCGCCAGCGATGAGGTCCTGAAATGCGAGGTCGACGGCAAACCCGCCGATCCAGAAACCGTCTGGACCTACGTGGCCAAGCGGACCATCAGCAAGGCGGAGTTCCAGTTCCTGGGATCGCTCTCCGCCTATGCCAAAGCCCGCGATCCCGACGAACCCCTGGCTCAGCCCAGGAAGCCTATCGACCACCTGACGACACCGATACCGGTGCTGAAGAGAAAACGGAGAACTACCAAATGAGTGATGACCTTTTTGAAAGCCGCGAAGTGAACATCGGCCACAACTCCAGGACCGGCGCGAGCGGCATGGACGGCCTGGGCCAGCAACTGACCGCGGCCCTGCCGAACATCCCCGAGTGGCTGAACCAGCGCCACGCCCTGGTGATCAACCGGCTGCAAGACCTGACCGATGCCATCTCGGACCTGCCCAAGAAGCTGAACGATGACACGGACGCCGAGAAGGCCAGCGACATCCGCAAGCAGCTCGTCGCCGCCAACAAGGCCGCCGATGCCTGCCGGGTCTCCGACAAGAAGCTGTTCGATGAGCCTGGCAAGGTCATCCACCAGTTCTGGGGCAAGCGCATGGACGCCACGGCCCCAGGCATGCAGGCCCTGGACAAGCTCCTGAAGGACTACCTGCGCGCCAAGCAGGAGAAGGCTGACGCCGCCGCCGCCAAGGAGCGGGAGAAGCAGCGCCTGGCAGCCGAGAAGGCTGTTGCCAAGGGCAAGGAGCCGCCTCCGCCTGTCGCCACGCCGAAGCCTGTCGCCACAACCCGCGTGCACGGTGACCTGGGATCGTCCACGTCGACCCGCAAGGTCTGGACGTTCAAGGACGCGAACCCCACAACAATCGACCTGGAAAAGCTGCGCCCGTACTTGACCCAGGAAGCGATTGAGAGTGCTGTCCGACAGTACATCCGCAACGGTGGCCGCGAGCTCGCCGGAGTGACCATCTTCGAAGACATCCAGATCACAACGAGATAACCATGAGCAACACCACCAACCCATCCCAGCAGCAGCTTGAGGTCGTCGACCAGACGACCGGCGAGATCGTCGGCCTCAGCCAGAACGGCATGGCCATGAGCGCCACCGAAGGCGAGATCAACATGCAGATCACCACGGCCAGGCGCTACCCGCGCTCGGTCAAGGCGTTCCGCAACAAGGTCCTGGAGCTCTGCACCCTGAATGAGGCCGTCGCCGCCGAGTGCATCTACGCCCTCCCGCGTGGCGGCAAGGTCGTCGAGGGAGCCTCCATCCGGTTCGCCGAGATCGTCCAGTCCGCCTGGGGCAACTGCCGCGTCGGTGGCAAGGTCGTCGATGACGACGGCAAGTTCCTCACCTGCCAGGGCATGTTCCACGACCTGGAGAGCAACTCCGCCATCGCGATGGAAGTGCGCCGCCGGATCACGGACTCCAAGGGCCGGAAGTACAACGACGACATGATCGGCGTGGCCGGTGCCGCGGGTACGTCCATCGCCATCCGCAATGCCATCCTTCGTGGCGTGCCCAAGGCCTTCTGGGCCGACCTCTACGACAGTGCCCGCCAGGTCGTGGCCGGAGACTACAAGACCCTGGCCAACCGTCGCCAGTCCGCCCTCCAGGCCTTCGTGATCTACGGGGTCACCCCAGAGCAGATTTACACCCTGCTGGAGATCGCCTCCCTGGAGGAGATGACCATCGATCACCTGGTCCAGCTCCGCGGCGTCCTGAACGCGATCAAGGACGGGAACGCCACGGTCGAGGACATTTTCAAATCTGCCGCCCAGGCGACAGCCCCTGAAACACGCCCCACGAAGGATGCCGCCAAGCCGAAGGAGGCTGCGAAGGCCAAGGACAAGGCACCAGCCAAGGCTACAGAGGCGAAAGCCGACGTCCAGGCCCAGGAGGAGCCAAAGCAGGAAACGCCAGCCCAGGAGCCTCCCAGGGCGGAACCAGTGGCCACGGGCCCGTCCCCCGAGCTGACCCGAGCGCTGGACATCATGCGGTCGTCGAAGCATGCTGACGACATCGGCGGCATGCGAAGCGTCCTGCGTGAGGACCTCAGCCCCTCCGACTTTGCCATCTGGCAGGGCGAGGCCATGAAGCTGGAAATGCAACTGGCGAAAGGTAAGGGCAGATGATCAAGCCGATAATGAGCGAGGCCGACAAACGCCTCAGCAAGCGCGTCGCCCTGGTGTTGGAGGGCTACCGCACATTTGCTGGCAAGCTCGCGACCTGCGACTGCGGCAACCCGGATCACGACTGCACAGTCGAGACCGGACGCCTGATGGAGGTCATCACGGAGGCCCTGGTCCCATACATCACGGACAGCGAGAACAAGGAGAAGTTGGAGAACACCCTCATCATGGCCATCGTCGGGTCATTCATGACGGCCGAACTCCTGACCACGAACTTCGCCTTGAACAAGGATGTCGACGAGGAGAACCGGCGCGACATGATGCTGACAATGGCTGACCACTTCATCGACTTCGGCGAGGTCATGAAGGTGCGGGCCGGTGCGACGGAGAAGGGCGGCCTGGCCAAGTTCACGGCTGAAGAGCTCCAGCAGGCCGTCAAGAATATCGTCGAGGGCAAGACTGGCTCACTGAGGCGGCGCGGCGACCGCTAACCCGACCTGGTCGTAGTACCACTCTGGGTAATGATCCTTCGGGCACAACGACCGGCGAACGGCGTTGTGCTCTTTTACTTGCTTCACCGTCGACGCCGAGTCATCCAGGTGCCAGTGGATGAGGCCGATGCCTCCACACAACGTCCGCACCGGATCGTAGGGCTGCAACGTCGGCTTCTGGGCGAACAGACCACAGGCCCCCAGGAGCCACAGCAGCGCAAAGACAGCAGCCAGGTCACGGGCCTTCTTCATGGCAGCATGTCCTGGTCTGGCTTCTTGATGATCTTCGGGTCGTCGCCCAGGATCGCGGCGGTCTCCTGGATGATGATCTTCGCCTTCGCGATGGTCTCCAGGTCCGCCTTCAGGTTCTCGTCCTCGACCAGGGCGCGGACCATCCGGTCACGCTCCATGTCGCTGAGCTTGGTCGTCACCCACGAGATGAGTTTGACCAAGCCCAGTGCTAGTGAGAGCCAGGCGCTCACGGAGCCTTGGCGGCTGTGACGCCAGTGGCAGGGACCGCGAAGGGCTTGACGAAGTGAACCGGCTGCGTGCCCTGCATCCGACCGACGGTCGTAATGAGCGAGCCCACCAGGGCAATCAGGATCGACGCCAGCGACACCCAGTTCTTGTTGGAGATCGCCTCGATGAGCCCTGGGATTTGGTTGGTGACGGCCGCCGTAGTCTCGGTGCTGATCGAGTAACCGACCACGCCAAGCAGGGCTGACAGCATCGTCACGACGACACCCCAGATGGTCACTGATTCGTACCAGGGCTTTGACTGAACTTCCATTGCCGAGCCTCCTTGTTTGGCGACTCAGCTTGTACGACTTTAACCTTGAACGGTCCACATATCGTCGGACAGGTTCCGGTCCGCCAGGTACGCAAAGGGCATCGTGAAATAGCCCTTGTTGCCCCAGCCCTCGCCCCAGGAGTTGCGGACGATGAACCGCTTGGATTTCTGCGAGTAGCCGACAGCCAGGACAGCATGGCCACCCTCGACCTGGTCACCAGGCTTCGGCATCGGCACCTTGCCGGTGCGCGCTACGGCGTCACTCATGAACGAGGTGTAGACCGTGAACCCGAAGACGAACGGGAACCCGGCGGCCAGGCACCGCAGCATGTCGTCGAGCGTGACGATACGCTGGTACTTCGTGAACTTGTGCTTGGCAGCGCTGGCGTAGGCATCTGGAGACGGCTTCTCCGCGAACTTGCTGATGTCGTACGGCCAGATCGATTCCAGGGAGGCCCCGGTCTTCCGGATCGCCTTGATCCCATCCCTGATGTACGCGCCGGAATCCTGGCTCACCTCGTTGATGTACTCGCGCTCGCAGTAGTAGATGAACAGGCGGCTGATGTCGGCAGCCTCGATGCCACCCTTGCCTTCCAGGAGCTCGATGGCCCCAGCTATCGCGTTACCGGTGCAGGAGCCGAGCTGCCCCTGGTCCTCGACCGGCGAGCACAGCCGCCGCAGGTCCTTGATGATCGGGAGCTTGCCCACCGCGACCTTCTTCGGGGCGTAGACCAAGTCACGCTGGTCCGGGAGGTCCGGACGCCAGTTCAGCTTCCTACTTTGGTTCGTCATCTTTGGGCTCCACTACCATGCGCCTCATGATCAGGTCGATCTGGCGCTCAGCTTCGACCTTCTGTGCTTTCGCTGTCTTTGATGACGGCACCGTCTTCAATTCATCATCGGCCTCGTCGAGCCTGGCCTGCCAGAATGCCAGCATAAGGGCTGCCTGATCCTTGCGGATTGCGTTCTGCGTGTTGGCCAGCTCCTTGATGAGGTCCATCATCGCTGAATCGCGGTCCAGCTCCTTCTTCATTACGGCATCTAGGTCAGATGCGGATACCCAGGGAACCAAATCGATCCCCAGCGCGTTAGCGCCTCCGACCACCGATGTGACCGACACCGCAATCGCAGCCACGCTCGACAAGAGGGGCTGGCTCTGCACCGCGCCCATGCTCTTCATCAGAAACTCACGCATAGCTCCCTCCTACTTATCCTGTCGGACGCCAAGGCGCTCCGAGAGATGATCGATCTTGTTCTCCAGTCGATCCAGTTGCTGGCCGACGTGCACGTTGCTGGCTCGCAATTCGATGGTAGCGGCCTCCTCCACCGCGAGCCGCTCAGTGATTTTAGCAGCACGCAGCTCAACCGAATAATTCTCAAGACTCTGTATTCTCGAATCCATCGACGACACCATCCAGCCAAAAGCCGCCGCCTGGAGGATAATGGCTCCAATCGTTGCTATCGGCACTCGTCTGTCTAGGTGCCATGAGCCGCCAGGCTTCTCTTCCGTAATCGTCATTCCCCTCAATCCCTCAATGTACTGTCGCGAACTGAAAATGCTGGCAGTCAGGACGGTCATGCCAGCGACCACCCCAGGTCGCCCCCGCTCCTTCGAAAATGCCGACAACGGCCATCGGGATCATGCCCGCAGACCAGGGGGTGCCGAGCGGGTTACCCGTCGGGTTGAGATCGATGGCGCAGCCGTAGCTGTGCATCGAGAGCTTCGTGCTGCCTCGCATAAGGCGGAAGTTGTACGCGCCACCGAACAGGTGCAGGCCGTGGAGCTCGCGCTGCTGGACGTCGTAGAGCTGGCCGATGGCCTTCAGGCAGTCCTGCATCGCGTTGGCGCAGTTCTTGTGCGCCACGATCTTGCTGACCTTCGTGGTCGGCTCCCAGGCCAGGACCATGTCGTAGGGCGGCACGAACCGGACCAGGTTGGCCACCTCCCAGGAGCGATCCGGGAGGCCGTCACCGTTGATGTCCGGGTTGCCGTAGAAGAACTTGCAGTTCGCTTGGGTCGGCCAGGTGGTCATGGAAGCACTCCGGAAGGCAGAAGGTGAGGCCAGCCTGTCAGCACGATGATCGGCCAGGCGATAGCCCCGATGATGATCTCGCTCGTCTGGGAGTTGCCCCCGATGCGGAAGCCTGCCCAGTACAGCCACGAGTGAAACGCGCCGCTGATGGCGTAGACGAAGAACATGAGCGGGCTTACGACGACGACCGGCACCGCGGCCAGCGTCAGCCTGGCGAAGCCGGTCCAGTCCGGGAACTCAGGCTTCTGGTCGTCCAGGTACTGCCCGGTGCCGAAGAGATCGAGCGACGCATGGTTTGAAGCCGTCAGCGGCAGCACCATCCACCAGGGAGCGCCGGAGGCCCACGTCATGAGAGCGGCCGTCGGCAGCGCCCAGGCAAGCCTGCTGAGCTGCGTGCCGAAGACCTTCGGGAACCAATCCTTGAGGACGCCACCTCGCAACCTGTACAGGGTTCCACCGACAGGGGACGAGATCGCGGCGATGAGGACGATCATCATGCATTGACCTTGTCTGTCCAGCCAAACTGGCTCAGTCGGATGTTCGCTCCATTGGCCATCGTGTAGTAGAACGAGGTGCTTTCGAGCGCGAATTCCGTCATCGTTATATTCGGGGCCGCGCTTCCGGCACCGTTACCATGACCGCTCATCTTGAGCCCGATTGCGGATGTCCAACCCGCATCGTTGCTTGGAAAGAGATAGATGTTGGCTGATGCATCACCGTTTCCGTCGCAGACGATAATCGTCGTCGCTGCGGTTGATGGAATCTTTGAGGCCCCGCCGGAGCCTGCCGTTCCTGCACAGGTGAGCGCGGTTTTGGTGGCATTGTTTGCTATTGTGTATTGCGGCATGGCCGTTGTCGTCGTGCCCGCTGCCACAACGTACTGGGCTCGCCTGCCGATCTGCTTCGTACGCAGGAACGTAGACGCACCACCAGTGATCATGCAGCCAATTCTATACTTGAACCCGCCGCTGTACCCGGACGGCAGCGTCGGAGCTGTTGGGCTGAGAGAGGCAAGAGAGCCCACGCCCGTGCCATCCGGCTTCGCTATGATGAAGATGTGGTACTCGGACGTAGCCGCGATGGAGCCGGTGTCGAGTTTGTTGACGGCCCCGTTCGTCGAGCAGTCGCAGGTGAAGGAGCCGCTGATATTGGCCAGTCCGCGACCGGTCGAGTCCACGATCACGACCTGGTCGTAGGTGATCGCGATGTTCGTGGTCGCACCACCGTTGGTGATGACCAGGTTGCTCGCGCCAGGCAGGGCCACGAACAGCGAGATGGTTGATGGCGTGAAGCCGACGAGCTCCAGAATCCAGGCCGAGTCCACCGCGGAGTAGGTGCACCGGTACGTGTTGCCGCTCACGATCTCGCCGCCGACGCAGGCCGTCAGGCCAGAGGTCGTGGCCACCTTGACCGTGATCGCTCCGACCCCGCCGTAGTCCAGCGTGGTGCCGGATGAGTTTGAGGATGTCGCCTTGAAGTAGCAGACGGTCCCGCCCGCCAGGGAGAACGGCGTCACGGTCGGCGTGACTGAAATCGCGTTGGCGGACCCGCCGGTCGTCCCGTAACTGAACCCCTGTTGGATCGCGGAGGCTGTGTCCTGGGGGGTCATGGCCCTGGCGGTGTCCGTCCCGATGACGGCCTCCGTCTGCGTCGCCAGCTCCACGATGCCAGCGGTTGACGTGCTCGCAGCCGACACGGTTCCGGACGCTATCGCCGTTGCCGTCCAGATCGTCGAGCCAGTCGAGTTCTTCAGCACCGCGTCGTACGTGACCCCTGACGCCAGGTAGATCACCGGGAACATCCCCGAGCCGTCCGCGACGACAGGGTTCGTGTTCGGAACCGTCTGCGCGGTGTCGGAGTACGTGTTCGACGGGGTCGTCGTGCCCGTCAGGTAGAAGTAGAGCAGCCCGCCAGGATACGGGTTCCCGGAGCCGTCGACCGGCTGCAAGAAGGGCTGCGGAACTCTGTTGGTGGCTGGCATGGCTAGTCCCCTAAATCGACGCCAAGGTCTCGATAATAATCGAGCAGCGGGTCTTCCCGCCCCCTGGTGGTGGTGATGCGTGGGATAGGCTTCGGCGCAGGCTCTTGTGGCCGGATCGGTGGCTGCTCGGCTTTTTGCTCTGCGCGCTTCCGCAGGCCGGTCAACTTTGTGACCCCCCGTGGCAGTGCCCGGCGCAAGATAGCACCAAGATGGCGGATCGAGCTATCGCTGAGTCCGTCGTCGCCGCCGATCATGCCGAGCCAGCTCACCTCCATGTTCTCGCCGTTCACCGTGCCGTTGATGCGGCCGATGGGTTTGCCGTGCAGCATGATGGCGAACTGCTTCAGGTGCGGTGCCCCGCGACGCTGCTCCAGCCAGTCCTTCTTGTAGACCCGCTCCAGGTCTCCCTTCTGGTCCGAGATGGTGGCCCGCTCGCCAGGGTCGACCTTGCCGTTGGCAAAGCCGTCACGAAGGGTGTCGAGGAACCGGCCGCCCTGGGGCGCGTCCTCGTACTTCGTGTCGAACTTGTCACCCATCTGATACAGGATGTGGTTCATGCGCTCGCTGAACGAACCGGTGTTGTTGACCGATTTGATCTGGTTAGGATGGAAGGCGATGTAGTGCACGACATCGTCGCTGATCGCGGGGTTGCCGTCCCTGGCGCTGAACAGGCCAGGCCAGCGCCCGCGGACAGACGAGTCGATCACGCCGTCGTAGCCCATCTTCTCAAACAAGTTCCGCAGCACCTCCGGGATTGGGTTGTCACCCAGCGTCCGGTACTTCGGGAACTTCTCCTGGATGGCACGCATCAGCTTGCCCTGGCTGCCCTGCATCACCTTGCGAACAAAATCGGATGCCGCCACGGTCGACCCGTGGCTGATGTTGGCCATCGCATCGGACAACCACTCGGTCGCCGCAGCCTTGATCACGCGGTTCCTGCCGAGCTCGCTGTCAGTCTCGCGCATTGCATCAGGCAGGTGCCCGAGCATTGCATGGACGGTCGACTTCGGAATGCGGGTCTCATTCGGCCCACCGATGTAGAGCGGGTTCTGGAGGCTGAGGTAGAAGGGGTAGACAGCGCCTTCATGCGCCGTATTCGCCTTCTTCCACTCCTCCGCTTTCTGAAGGAGCTGATCCCTGGTCAGGTTTGGCGCTTCCGCACCGGCCCGCACCCATGCCCTCATGTCGAAGTCCGGGGCGTCATGGCCCGCGTAGTTCGCTGAGGCGTCCTGCTTGTTGCTGGTGAAGTAGAACCGGCCACCAAGGAACCCACCGATGTTGCCAGGCGTGAACTCGGTGATGTCGTGATTCGACCCGTGATACACCGTGATCGGGTGACCGATGTTGTCGATGGCCTTGCTCTTCTTCCACCAGGCCTTGAACTCCGGCGTGTTGACCTTCGGGTCCGCCGGGGCAAGGTCGCCCTTCGCGTACTTGGCCTTCACCGGAACCTCCGGCACGTCCTTCTGGTACAGGATGCGCTTGTCGCCCCGGTTCCAGGTGCCGGTGTTATGTACCGACTTGATCTGCTCCTGCTCGAACGGCCGGTAGGTGTCGTGCACCGGGACGCCAGTGCTCCCCTCCTCCAGCTTGTCGCGGCCCGGTTCGTAGTGCTGAGCACCACCGTCGAAGACGTCCTTGTGGATGATGCCGTCGTAGCCGAGCTGGCCAAGCATGGCGACGAAGTGGTGGGAGTCCGCCAAGCTGTAGGCATCCAGCGTCGTGTCGTGCAGAGCGTTCTCCAGCTCATCGTACTTGCCGTCCTCACCAAGCTGCTCGATGAGGTCTGCCAGCTCGTCGAAGCTGCGGACCTGCAAGCCGTCGCTGTCACCGGCCTTGATGTCGTGCTCAGCGTTCGTGCGGAAGACGGTGGTGTCCATATCCCGGAGCGCTTCCGCGATGTCGAGGTAGCCGACCTTGAACTGGTCGGTGGCTGAGGGCTCGTTCCAGTCGTAGTTCAGGAGCTCAACAACCTCGCCCAGCGAGGGGTGCTCGCCAAGTGCGCGCAGGTCCAGAGGGGCCTTCATCGACAGGTACGTCGGGAGCACGTTCGACCCAGGGCCGTATTGCTTGGTGTCCAACTGCCTGGAGTAGACGTTCGCCACATCCGGGTCAGGCGTGAAGGACGGCGTCGCGCGCCTGTTCGTCAGGACGAACTTGTCCTCTTGGGCGTTGCGACGTTGCCCCCGGTACAGCTTGAGCGGCTGACCGTCAGGGGTCTTGACCACGCTGCCTTCAAAGAAGCGTTTGAACTCAGGCGTCTCGGTCGTCGCCCTTGCCACGCGCGCGGCGTAGTCCGTCTCGCCATCCGCGATCTGGTAGCGCAGCATCTTGTTGGCAGGCTTCACCACCTTGCCCGTCTTGTCCGTGATCTCCGTCTGGTAGTCCTGGCGAGCCTCCGGCGTGATCTTGATGCCGTGGATTTCGTGGTAGGAAGACGGGTTCGGCTCAACCTTCACGTCCGCCCACGTCGGCTCTTCATTGCGAGCCTTCACCTGCTCAGCTTCCAGCCGCACGCTTTCCGCATAGGCTTCGGCCGCAGCTCGTGACGGGAAGGTGTCAACCGAGCGTCGCGGCAGCGTTGGGTTATCCCACTTGTGCTGGGCAGTGACATGCCACCCCTGGCCAGGGTTCTTAACAACCCGGATCATCCCCCACTTCAGGCCCATCTTCGCCAGGAAGGCCTTCGAGTCCTTCTGAACGGTCTTGTCGTAGAAGTTCATCATGCCCTGGTTGTTGATCTCCAGGCGGCCGTCGCCGATCTCGCCCGACGCGACGTGCATGTTTGTTGGCTCGAACTTGTCGTTCCGGCCATAGCGATCCTGGACGATCTGCTTCGCGCCTGCCGCGCCAAGGTTGTTCTTGATGTCCTGCTCGGTCAGCCCTTCCAGGACGTGCTTCGCGCGATTCTGCCGGTCCTTCTCCATGTCGATTTCGAGATCGAACTTGCCGTCGCGACGCTCCTTCCAGACCAGCTTCTTGATCGCGGTCCGCAGGGCCCCAGGATACCGCTCCACCTGCTGCGCGCCCGTTGGCATACCGACGTAGTCGTAGCCGTTCACAATCGCCTCATGCAGGATCGCCTTGAGCGCGAGCATCGGCCAGGAGTCTTTATGCGGAAGGCTGTCGGGCTGGATTTGTGCCTGTCGGAGCTGGGATGTCGCCTCGTCGATCCTGTTGCTGTTCCGCCGCATGCGGATCGCGGCGCGCGAGATCGCTTCCGCTTCCACCAGGGCATTCGTCGCGTTCGGAAGAGCCCCGGTGTTCGGCAGCTTCTTGAGCTGCTCCTTCAGGTAATCCACACCGCCCTTGAGATATGAGGGAACCTTGTTTGCCGCTTGCCCAAGATATTCAGAGGCATCGGTGACGTGGGCCCAGTTGGCGTATTCGCCATAGACCCAGTCGCCACTCACCCTGGTGTCCGTGTCGTATAGGTTCTTCAGGCCCTTGTTGAGATTGACGGTGTCATGCAGAAGGTCCCGCAAATGACGAGCGTTCGCATTGAGGGCGTTGATCTGAGTCTCGGTGTTCTCGACCGCTGTGCGCGCCTTTTCTTTCTCTTCAAGCCCGTAGCCCGTGGCCGTGGCCGTGGGATCGCCCAGGAGCTTGGCAAGAGCCTTGGCTGCCTGGCGAGCTGCCTGGTGCGGGTCAGACTGATCTTCCTCCAGCACGATGGCCTTGCCGCCGTCTTCGACCTCAAAGTCCTGCGCGCGGAAGTGCTGCATGATATTGCGGTTGCCATTGTCATGGAAGTGCGTTGGCAGTCCGTGCCCGATATTTGGCCTGACCCGCATTTCTCGCGGGGTCAGTGCCGGGAGGGAGGGGTCGCGGACAAAGTCTGGATCAGGGTTTCGAAGCGCAAGGGCCGTCGACCCCGGCGGGGCCAGGTTCATCTTCGATGGAAGCGACGGGATCGTCAGCAGGTACTCGCGCTTGTATGACCCTCCGCCCTTCAGGTTGTAGGCACCGAACGAGATGTTGCTGGTGGGGCCTCTGACGCTGGTCGTGTTGTTGTTGTTCCGCCGACGCGAGAACCAGTGGTGGCGCACAGCCTCCACCAGGTCGTCATGATCCAGCTCCGTGCCGATCTCGTCCTCGATGACCTCGACGGCGCGGTCAACCCACCAGTCCTTGTCATTGTTGAGCTCCTCATTGACCTCTTCAGAGGCCTGCTCGCTCCACTCCTCGACCCACCGGTCGTTCAGTCGCTCGGCCGCGCGCTCAGCGTTTCCCGACTCGTAGTAGTGATTGTTGTCCTCGTGCCACTCGTCTTCCTTGATGTCGTAGATGCGGTATCCTTCGTTCGGCTCCTCCGTGACGTGGAAGGTGCGGGACTTGTCGCGGATGATTTTCATCGCGTTGGAGATGGCCTCTTCCGGGGTTGAGCCGGAGGCCTCGTCGTGGACGTCGTGATTGTCGTACTTTTTTTGCCGGTGCTCGTCGTCTGGGATCGACAGCGGGTACTCATCCTGCTGATCGGGGAACGGGTGCTCCAAATCGATCTCGTTGCCCATAATGTCGACGGCCCGGCCACTCCTGTTCCTGGCATGCCGGTGGATGTCGACGACCCATGTCGGGTCCTTTCCCATCAGGCGCGTCAGCAGGCCACCAATCTGGCGCGGCTTGCCGTGGAAGTAGACCTCGTCATCACGGCCGTGGTTCAGCTCCCATTCAGCGTCGCTCTCGTCGTCATGCGCGCCGTGATTATCTATAAACTCCCCATTGCCGTCACGCTCCTCGATCCTGAACGTAGGCTTGTCGTACTCGCGGTGCTCGTATCGATAGCGCGGGTTGTCGGAGTTGTCGTAGTCCTCCAACCGGTTGTTGACCTCGTCGTCCACATGGTAGTCGCGGATGTATTCCATGACGTCATCCTTGTCCTCGAACCTGGAGTTCTCCAGGTCGCTCTCAGACAGCGGCTCAGGAATATGGTCGGTCACCCGCGGAGCCGCCGGGGCAGTTGGGTCGGCCTCTTGCCGCACCGCAACAGCCCGCGATAGCGGCTTCGTGCCGTCGTCCTTGATGATGACGTGCAGCTCGGTGCGGTTGTCCTCGCGCCGGTTGACGACGTGGTCCTTGGTCAGCGGCTTGTCTTTGAACTCGGTGAACAGGTGCTCCAGGCCGGTGTCGCGCAGCTCCTCCGGCTTCACACCCTGCTTGATGAGCTCGGCCCGCCACTGGGCTCCGTGCCCCCTGGTGAGCTTGGTTGACCCCAAGGCGATGTCGAGGGCGCTGTCGAAGATGTTGTCGAGCTTGCTCTCCGGCGTGACCTGGTAGTGCACCTTGCCGGATGGGTCCGTCGCCAGGCCGTAGTCCGTGGTCGCCGTCGCGCCGAGCTTCTTCAGCAGCGGCTTGGCGCGGGCACCGATGTGACCGGCGTCCAGCATGGCCATGACGTCCTCGCCCTTGACCTTCTTGCCCAGGACGCGGTGAACGCCGACGCGGATCGCCTTCAGGACTCCGTCCATGCGGTAGAGCATCTTGCGGATGATCGGCGGGTAGCCCTTGAACTTCGTCGGGCGGCCGACCCCGAGCTCCTGGACGATGGCTTCCGACATCATCACGTCGGGGCCAAACTTCTCGTAGTAACTCAGGAACTTCTCGTGTTTTTTGAACAGCTTCTCCTTGGCGTAGCGCGTGAGGGCTTCCCACTCGTGCGGCTTGAAGATGCCCAGGCCCTTGAAGAAGTCGACGACGACGTGGCCACTCTCGTGCCTGCCCGACCCCATCGCATCCTTGTTGCGGAGCGCCACGATGGCCATGTCGCCGAAGTTTACGCCGCCGAGCGTACCCATGCTGCCATCCGCGCCGCGGGTCAGCAGGCGTTCGACGAAAGCCACCTTGACCCCTGGCGCGATGCGCTGCATTTCCTCGATGATCGCTTTCATGAGCGGGGCGTCCTTGGCTGCCCGCTCCTTCGTCAGCGAGACCTTCCGCAGGTCGTCCATGTTGCCGGTAAGCTCTCCACCCTCGGTCCGCTGGAGCCGCAGCTTCTTGTACTCGGCGATTGCCCTGTTGCGATTGAGCTCGTTCTGCTGCGGGTCATCCGAGTGCTGGTAGATGATGCGCTCTGCCACCTGGTTCTTGTCCAGGACCGCTGCGGCATCCTCTCTGAGGTTGGAGGGAACCACCGCTGCGCTGAACTCGTCGACCCCCACGGGCCGCATAATCTTTGCTTCAAAGTACGGAGTCGGCAGGTCGCTCAACTGACGCATCATGTCGACAGCCTTGGCGATGTCCTCATCCGTCGCGTCGGGGATGTAGCGACGGATTTCCCCGGCGACATCACCGCTGCGGGCCGCTTCCACCAAAGCGTGGTTCGCCATCATCAGGGGTGCACCCTGGTACTTGGACCCGAACACCTTGCCCCGTTGCGCCTTGATGTCCTCCGGCACCTTGTCAGCCAGGCTCGATGCCACCTCGTTGTACAGCGCTCCAGCTTTTTGGAACCTATCCTCATAGGTGTGTTTGGGGGCCAGCCGGTCGGACGCTCCCCTGATCTCATCCAGGGTCTTGAATTGCCTGGCCTGCGCCGCTCGCACGCGGCCGACACTGGAAAACTCATGCTTGGCGCGTGGGTCGTCAAATGACGCCATCAGCGTCATCAGGTTTTGCATCGTGTGCGGCACATCTCCGTCCGGTCCTTGGATTACCTCCTCTTTGAACAGCGGCCGGAATGTCCTGTCGATCCACGTCTTGAACCCACCGCGCTTCTTGACCTGAGCCGTTACCTCCTTTGTCCTGGCCTCCGCCTGTGTGCGGACATCGCCCTTCGGAGTCGGACCGGCCTGGTTGTGCACGGACATGATGTTTTCATCAGGCCCGATGATGCCGTGCTCCCTGGCAAACTTCATGATGACCGGGTGCAGGTTCTCAAGATGTCGCGACATGCCATCCTGGCCGAAGTCGCCTGGATGCGGCCCCCTGAGATGACCTGACCGCTGTATTTCGTCCGCGAGCATCTCCTTCAGCATCGGAATCTTTGACATATCCATCCGCCCACCCGTTTTCGGGTAACGTGCCGAATAGATGTCGTTGCTGTAGACCTTGTTGTGCGACGACCGCTCCGGGTTGATCAGGTCGGCATGACCCAGCAGAGAAATTTCACCGTAGCCAGCCATGCCATGCTCTGCATTCACGATGCCAATCGACGGGGCCGGGAGGCCACCCATGCGGTCAGCGTGGATCAGAGCATCAGCCGAGATGTTGTGCACCACAGCCAGCGTGCCAGGGCGAGCCTCTTCCTCGTCCTTCGCGATCTGGTAGCGGAACTGCTTCCCCATCTTCGGGGTGATTTCCATGCGCCACATCTGGCGCGGTTTGACCAGTGGACCGGTCGACATTTCAAAGAGCGGCTTGGCGCTCTCGCCGAACATCTCGCGCTGCTCATGCTGGATCGCACGCATAAGCCTTTTGACTTCGTCTGCCGAGCCCAGCTTCTCCCGCAGGCCGTCGAAGTACCCTGGCAGGTTCCTGCTTGGCGTCTGCGTCGTGAACGCGAGATCGTCGAGGACCTGGGCACCCAAAGTTGGGTTGTCATTGAACCAGCCGCGATTGAGGTGGTTGCGCTCTCTCGCATTGATTTTCTGCTTGAGCTGCTCAATGGCGGCCAGCATCTGGCGGCGCGCGTCGCTGCCAAGCTCGTGGTCAATCGCGACCTTGCGGCCAGCGCCAATCATGTCAGGGACCTTGTTCCACAACATGAAGTAGAGCTTGTCCCGCTCGTTGTGAGAGAACTCGTGATCGATGTAGTCAACCAGGTCAGCAGACGTCCCGCGCCCCTGGTTCTCCATCTGCTCCATTTCCTGGTGGGTCCGCAGCGCCGCTTCGGTCAAGCCCCACGAGCCAGGCTGCACCTTGGTCAGGTAATCCTTGAGGGCAGTGCGGACCTTGTTCCACCCCTCGTCGCCGACGGCGAAGTGGCGAAACATCTTCGGCTGATCCGAGTCCTCGTATGGCGCGGACTTCAGCTCCGGCTTGAACCCGAATGGCTTGCCGAGCTCCTTGGCCCACTCGACCTTCTTCTTGTCGTAGAGCTTCTTGTGGAACTCGCCACCCATCTTCAGGTCTTCAGGATGGAATATCTGCCAGGTCTGCTGGTTGCCATCCGGGTCCCACGTCTTCGACTTCTCCCAGATTTTCTTGGCAAGCTCGGAGCCGACGTGATCGGCGAGGTCGCTGAACGTCGACTCCCGGTTATGGATCGGCGTGTCGCCATCTTTATCGATGGCCGTCCAGTGGATTTTGTCGCCGTTCGGGTTGGTGCGGTCAGCGGGGCGGAAACTGATCTGGTTGATCTTGTTCTCCAGCCCGTAGCGCCTGGCCTGCTGCTCTCCAGTCGTCCATGAAATGTGGCGGAGACCCTTGGACAGCGCGACCTGGATCATGCGCTTCAGCGACACCTTGGACCAGGAATCCAGATGCGGAACGATGGGCATCAGGTTGACCTGACTGTCGATCTCGATGCGCTTCTGGTCGAGAGCCCGCCACTCATCTTGCAGACGATTGACCTCGACAGCGTCTCGACCTGCAAGCTCCTGGTCGTATGGCGAGTAGCCGAGCTTGGCGGCCTCTTCTGGTCTCAGCTCAGACAGCTCCTGGAGGTGCTTGGCTCTGACCTGGACCTGATTACGCCCGCTGGGGGTGGCGGGGGCGACCCCCACCAGCTTCTCTACGAGCCCGGCGTACTTATCGAGGATGGTGCGCCATTCCGAGTGCTTCTTCGCGAACTCCTGCTGGACTTCGTCCGCGCGATTACGAATGGAGGTCTTCGACTCCTCACGGAACCCCTGCGTTCGTCCCTTCTGGATCGTGTCGGACTGCGTCTCGTCGTCGTGGTGCGCGACAACGCCGTCCTCGAACTCCAGCGTGCCATAGCGATTGTGGTACACGGAGTTCGTGATGCCGAAGTGGTCACCAGGCGTGTCGCCGATGTTCCAGCGGCTGGCCTGGTGCTCGCCGACTGAGTCCTGCCACGGCTTGACGACGTCCCGCTCGTACTCCTTGTGGAGCGCCTCTTTCTGCTCCTGCGACATGGCAGACCAGTAGTGCTGGCTGCTGGGGCCGAGCTTCTCGCTGATGTAATCCGACAGCGACTTGAGCTGCGGGCGCTCCTTGTTCTGCTGGACGACGCGCTCCTCGTAGTTCTTCACGCCTGGGGAGACGAGCTCCTGGCCCGTGTACTTGTCCCACTTGGAGTAGCCGACGTCGGAGAGCGGACCCATGTGATCTTGCCCGTTAGGGTCGGTCACATAGACAGCATCTGGCGGCATCGATGCCATCGCTTCGTCTTGCGTGGCGAACTGCCCAATCCTCTCGCCCGTGCGCGGCTCGTACCAGTACAGCGGGCCATTTGGGTCGCCGTTGCTGTCATACGAATCCGAATGCAGGCTGTAGCGCTTCTCGTCGTGCTTGGCCGCCGAGTACAGGTGCTCCTTGAAGACCGGCGTGTTGCGCTTCATGAGCGCGTCAATGTCCGCGCGAGACCAGGACTTCTTCGGGTCCTTCTGGAGTTCGTTCGTGAGCCCCAGGTCCTTCAGCTCCTCCGGCTTCACGCCCTTGTTCAGCATGACGCCATGCCAGTCCGACATGGGGGCCTTGGTGAGCTTCAGGTTGTCGAACACCTCGCGCGACTTGAGCGGGAGCTGCTCGTTGATGTCGCGCAGCCTGGTGTCGACCGGCTCCTCGTCCGCCTTCTGGTAGCGGAGGGGGGTGACGTTGTCGCCGTCCGACCGGCGCGGGGCGCGCGGCTCATAGTTCGGGTCGTTGCGGTCCAGGTAAGCGTAGTCGGACGCAGGCCTGCGGTTGCTCGCCGCGATGTCCTCAGACCGGAGCGCCTCGGGGATGGTGTGGATGAAATGGTCGTCTCCGCCAGCCCCGCCACGGCCGTCAGGACCTCCAGGAAGGCCGGAGCCTGGCTCGTGGCTACCGAGACCTATGTGCGCGCCAATCCTCTCAGCGCCCGTCTGGAGGACGCCAGGGCCAGCATTTTCGAGGTAGCGGTCATACCAAGCCTGGTCGGAATAGTCGCCAGTGTACATCTCGTTGGCCCGCATGTTGGCCATGCCAACGAGCGGTTGCAGGCCGAACATCTGGAAGACAGTGTTCGCGATCTCGTGGGAAAACAGGTTGGCACCCATCAGAAGGCCGCCAGCGCCTGCGAACCCCGTGTCGATCAGGGCTGCATTCCCGGCTTCCTGCCAGGCGCGCTCCGGGTCCCCAGGGTACTTCAGCAGGGCTGCCTGGAACTTCGGGCCTGCGGACTGCAACCAGGTGCCAACCATCGCACCGCCAGCGCCGCCTTCAACGGCCGTGCTGAGCGCCGCCGTCGGGCCAGTGCCCATCATCGCGCCAGCCATCACTTCAAGAGCCATCGGAGCCATACGCATCGCGCGCGCGGTGATCTTCTTAGCGGTAAGGCTCCAAGTGTCGTCCGCCACGTTGATACCGTCATCGGTCTTGTCCAGCGGGAGCCGACGCAGGTTTGCCGGAGTGCCGTCGACCCCAGTTGCCACGGTCGCGGCCATGTCGCCCACGCCCTTGCCGGTCTGGACAGCGGTCGCATGGAACCAGTCAGGCTCCTCCAGCGCCAACGGCTTGCCCTGAGATGGCACCGCGCCTGGAACGAAAGAGCGCGCGTGGAAGAGCTCGCCTTCAGGCCTCACGAAGTCCTGGGTGGCCTCGTCCTCGTGCAAGAGCTCGGGTGCCTGGTACTCTTCGTTGATCAGGTTGTTGGCGACATCCGACTGGCCGATGGTCCGCATCGGGTTGATGCGACGATAGTCCTGGGACGCAGCCGACTGCTCGGCGCGGTTCCAGTTCCAGTTCATCGTCCAGGGGGAAGCTGCCTGCGGCTTCGCTACAGGCTGCTGCGCCGGAGCCTGATCGTCGTCCGTGCCCCAGTTGAACTCCCAAGGATTCGCCATTGTGCCTACCGCTGTTGCCAGTTGTTCTTGTCGCGAGGATTGCCGCCCATGAAGACATAGCCGCCGACGCGGGTGCCTGGTGCCGGTGCGTTGGTGCCGGTGATCGGTCGGTTCATGCCGCCCTCACCCGTCCAGTTCGCTTCCTGGTTGGACGGGGTGTAGCCCTTGCGGAGCTGATCTTCCATCGGCTCCTCCATCGGAAGCATCGGACGTTGGCGCGGACGGTTCTGGGCGATCAGGTTGCTCATGTCGCCGGAGTAGGTGTGCAGCGCCTTCAGGTAGTTGTAGACGCTGCGCTCCGGATCGTTCGGGCCGAGCTGCCCCAGCTTCTGATCAAGATACTGACCTGCCTGGATGTGCCTGCCCCTGTCGGCCATCGACTGCGCCGTCTGCTTGTAGCGCTGGTCCTGCCGCCAAGCCCCTTCGTCGAGGGGGGCATCGAGGCCAGGCTGCTGCTGAACCGGCGACGGGCCATACGACACACGGCCAGAAGGCGGAGTGTAGCGCGGGATCGGTGGTGACGAGTAGTTCTGGATCGCAGGCCGCTGGATCGGCTGCGAGTACGGCATGGGCGCAGGCGGCCGACGGAGCGGCAAGACCACCGATTCATCGGGATCATCGAACTGCAACCCGGCAGGAAGGAAGTCGACTGCTTCAATGGGCATGTGCCACCTCTATCGTTTGTCAGGCGTCCACTTCAGGTAGCCGCCAGGAACCTTCGGGTTCTTGCCGTACCAGGCTCCGTCGCTGTGCTGCTTGAAACCCTTTGGCGGCACTCTGCTCATGTCTGGGTTGACGTCAGCACCATACGCTGACACCGCGCCGCGACCGGCGGACTGCATGCCCTGGCGCACAAGGCGGCCAGCACGCTGACGACCGATGACTCGGTTGGCCGCGGCGAAGATCATGTCCGCGTAGACCTGCTGCTTCTTCGGATCGGTTTCGGTCAACATCTTCGACAGCTCGTTGCGGACAGCATCGTGTAGACCACCTGGCTTGTTCGTTGCCAGCGTCCGACCGAGCCATCCGGTCAGTGCATGGTAGAGGCCGTTCGGCCCACCACGCGCCGCAGCCACGATGCTCTCGGCCGTGCCGCCGTTGGTGATCGTCTCTTCCAGCGCCGCGTCCTTCGCCGTACGCTCAGCCGTCGCAGAGTTGCCGAGCTCCATGAAGGATTTGAACTTGTTGCTCTCGGCCACCATGCGGCCGATGAACTCCTTGTACTGCTGTGGAGTGAAGGCCGCGCCAAGGCGCATCTGCACATCTGGCGTGTTGAAAAAGATTCGCGCGCTGTCGCCGCCGATGACCTTTCCAACTACCTTCTGCTCAAGCGCTTGAGCCACACCGGCAATGTACAGTTGCCGCTCCGGACCAGAGAGTTTTGCGATATGAGAGCGAACGTCCTGAAGCGAACCCTTGAATATGTCCGCACCTGTCTGAACCGCTTCGCGCAGCTTTGCGATGCCTGCATAAGTGTTCCGCGCAATCGTGTAGTCGCCAGGTTGCCCAGGGTGGCCACCGGTCGCGGTGTCCAGCATGTCAAGCAGGCGGCCTTGCAGCGCCTTGATGGACGCAGCCTTCATCCCGCTCTTCTTGGCCGCGCGCTCGATCATCACGTCGAGGCCCATCTTCGCAACGTGCCAGACCTGGATCGGCACCGTGGCATCCGGATGCTCAGCATTCGGAACCTTGAAGTTCGCAGGCAGCTCGCCAAAGTCCTTGGCAACCTGGATGCCTTCCTTGATCGCAGCCTTTATGCGTGGGTTGCGGAGAAGCTCAGCAGCTTCAGGACTGTTCGGGGAGGGCCAAGCCCGAGCTTTATCATAGAGCGGCTTCGCAGTACGCGAGAGGGTTTCGGATATAGAGCGGATCAGATCGTGGGTGTTCGCAGCGCTGACAGCCTCGCGGATGTGCCGAAGCGACTGCGTCCACTGCCCGCCACCAGCCTCCCCCTGCATCGGGTCACCAAGCTGCCGTGACTCCAGGAAGTCCTTGGCGCGCTTGCCACCCTGGCCACCAGCACGAGCCACTGATCCAAGCATGTCGCGCGCGTTCGGTGACACGTCCGAGAATGTCAGGTCGTTGATCGCGTTGCCGCCAGGCCCTGCCATCTGCGCCGCCGGTCCAGGCGCGTTCGGACCCATCTGAGGCGACACAGCCAGGTCGTCTCCGATCCCTGACGCGAACACTCGTGCCGCTTGCTTTTCCGGATTGAAGAGCCCTGGAGCTATTGTCGTGCCGAGCCAGCGGCCTCCTGCTGCAATCGTGGAGGCGGCAGGTGGGATCACGGCTCCAAGGCCAGCCCCGGTCAGAGCCCCGAGCCCAGCGCCACCCAGGCGCTCTGCCGTGGAGTCGATGAGATCAGACTCCGGATCGCTGGAACCGCCAGCACCAAAGCCAGCCAGGCCGCCGCCCATCATGCCCTGAACAGCTCCGTCGACCATCTTGTCGCCAAGCGTGGCGACGGCCTCCGTCGTCATCGCACCACCAGCGGCGACCTTCGGCGCAATCTTCTTCGCAGCCAGGCGCTCCGCCATCTCAGGAGCCACACGCCTGATCGCTGCCAGGCTGAGCTTGGGAAGGGTCGCAATGCCCGTCGCCATCGCGCCGCCGATGCGGGCACCGTAGGATTCCGCCGGTCGCTCGGAGAGCATCCTGGCGTCGAGGTCGCGGGCCCGGTCGCGGTAGTAGTCGTACTTCGATGTCCAGGTCTGCGGCTGCTGACCAGGGGCAGGGCCAGCACCAATCGGCCGACCAGGCTCAGACCCCGTCAGGGTGTCGAGCGTCGCCGCGCCAGCGCCCAGCGCCTCATCACCGAAGTCGAACCCAACCCCCTGCATGCCTTCCACGAGGCGGCCAGCAGCCAGGTCATTGCCAGCCAGCTTTGGCTGCGCGTTGCCGGTCAGCACACCGATGGGCGGGCCTGACTGTGCCTCCTCGTATGACGATGGCTGGGCCGGAGCCTCTTCGAACTGCGTGCGCGTAGGCGTGGGCTGGAGGTTGATCTCCAGGGAGCCGCCAGGCGTGTACGTCGGCTCACCTCCTCTGCTCGTGAGCTCACCCAGGCCTCCTGCTACATCGGGGCCTCGTGTGCCCGTCGGATCGGGCTCCGGCTGAAGCGTACCTGACGCGCGCCTGCGCTGGATGTCGGCCGCGGCCTTATCCTGCGGAATGTCTGCGGGGTAATAGACGGTGAAGCCTTCCTTGGTCTTGTAGCCAAGGAACCGTTGCCCAGCCATCAGTACACTCCCTTCACGACAGGCGTCGCGCCGATGCCGGGCGTGCGCGGCGGCGGCTTCTTCGGCGGGGCCGCTGTGACAGGCGGCGGCGGCAGGTCGGACGTCGAGTTGTAATCACCAGACCAGAGATCGGGAATGGCCCGCTTCGGGTCAATGTATGGCGCATAGTCCTTGAGGCGAGCACGCTGCTGCTGGAGCTTCCAATCGTATGTGTGCTTTGCAATATCCTTCAGCTTCCTGGCAGCCCCCTGCATTTGCGTGATGACATCCGGGGTCATGATGTGGCCAGCCTTGGCATTACCGGCGAGGGACTTCATCTTCTGGACGTAGGACTGAGCTGTCTGGAGCAGGTCGATTTCACCTTCACGGACAGACGACGTCGGGTCGAGCGCGCGCACCATGCTGTAGACCGCGCCGATTTCATCCATGCCGGTTGTCGCTGTTGGATCAAGAGCAAGGATGTAATCGATGGCGTTCTTCTGGCTGAGCATTGGCGCAATGGATTGGCCCCACTGGTTCGCTTCCTGGTACTCAGCGTTGTGCCGGTCCTTTATCCCCTCCGGGAATGCGCCGCTTGGAATGCCGCCAGATGGGCTGCTGGTTCTGAAGGTCGCCCCACGTCCTGGTAGGATCGACGTGACGACACCCTGGTTGTTCTTCGGGTCCCACTCGGTCTTGATCGTCGGCTCGTCGGTGACCGGGGTGATGCCGAAAGCAGCCGGGCTGTTCAGCTCCATCAGGTGGGCCTGGATCATCTTCTGGTGCTGATACTCGTCCTGGAAGTTCTTCCAGCCATTCACGGGGTCGGTGAACGCCTGCATGTACTGCTCCGCGTTCTCCGGCGAGAGATAGCCACGACCTTGCAGGTCTTCCATCACAGCCTGGAGGTCGGCCTCGTTGTTCACGCCGCTCATCGCGTTGACGACGTGGTTGTACTTCTTCGCAGCTTTCATGCGCTCATCCGGCGTCATGCGGTCGATGGCCGTGGTCACGTAGTCCGGAGCGCCACCAGCCTTCGGCTTGCCAGCGGCAGGAGCTGCGCCTGGCGTGTAACCGGCGGCAGCGGGGTCCGGGGTCGTCGGGTCTGTGATCGCGCCGTTCCTGTTGACGCCGATGTCGTAGGCGTCCCGATACGACTGCAACATCATCGGCACCCTGGTCGGGCTCCACTTGCCGATGAGCGCCGCCGCATCCCGGTTGCCGTTCTGCGCCAGGGACGTCATGGCCGAGTCCCACTGGTGTGGGTCGCTCTTGCCGATCTCCATCGCACGCATCAGCTCCTGGGCCTGCTGCGACTGGGTCGCCTGGTCCGCTGACGCCTGCATCTGCTGGAGCTTCAAATCGTTGGCACGACGCATCTGGCCTTGTGCGTAGCCAGACTCGTACGCGCCGCCTGGAATGGTCGGTGCAATCGCGCCGCCTGGAATACCGAGACCGTCAGCCACGACCGAACCCTCCTGCCTCTTGATACGACCCCGACGTCTGCACCGACGGAGCGCTGCTCTGCCAAAGGCTCTGGATCGGCTTGTTGAGCCAGCTCGATGCGTTGCTCCCCATTACGCCTCCTCCCCCTGCGACACCCCCGATCAGTTGAGGCAGGGTGTTGGACGCCAGGTTGCTCCAGATTTGCCCGTTGGCGGACTGGCCCTGGGCCCGCGCGTTCGCCGCGTTCTCCTGGAGCTGGCTGACGTTGTTCGCCGTCCCGGTGGCGGCCTGCGCGTACGTCGTGTTGGCGCGCTCACCATACCCGGTCAAGCCACTCAGGTTGCCCAGGTACTTGTCGAACAGCGAGCTCGCCGAGTTCTTCAGGAAGTCTGCCGCCCCAGCCAACTGGTTGCCGCTGAGCCGTGACCCCTGCTTGGCCGCCTCGGCGTTGAGGCCCTGCATCCCCTGCTTGAGCGCGAACTGGTAGCCTGGGTAGTTCGCAAGAGCCGCCATCATCGACTCAGAGTTGCCGTTGCCGATGCCCGTGATCGCCTGGGTAAGCTGCGGCAGCGCCTGCGAGCCTGCATCCATGTACGGCTGAAGGTGACCCTTGATGTCCGCCAGGTTGGCTTGCTGGGTGGCCTGCGCCGCTGCCGCTCCGGCCGCCTGCGTCTTCGCCGACTTCTTCGCCGCGTTGCTGGAGATCACCGCACCACCGATGGCCCCAACCGCGCCGATTACCGCTCCTATTGGCATTTGACGACCTCCAGGCTGCCGTCATCGCGGACGAGCAAAGCCATATCTCCGATGTGAATGATCATGGGGGTGAGCGAGACGGGTGAGATTGGCATGTAGCCAGCCATCGCGGCCCACCGGTTGTAGGACAGCACAGCCTTCCCAACGTGGCCGTGCCTGATCATCATGTAGGCAGCTCCGGCCATGCGCTCGTGCACAGCATCGTCAGGGTGCTCTGCCCGTTCGACCCCTGCCTTCTCGCAGGCGGCCACGACGTGCTCGTGGAACTCCTTGCCGTACGTCTCCAGGTGCTCGCCGATGTTCAGCCAGTCGGTCAGGGAGATCGCGTAGATGTCACACGGCATCACCTCGCCGTTGACCTGCCAGCCCTGCGCGACCTCGAACTGGAGCTTGAAGCCGGTCGCCTGGACGAGCGCGCGCGCTGCCTTGTTGGCCTTCGGCACCCTGGTGATGACCTCGATGCAGTTGGTCTTGAGGAACATATGCTCCAGCGACGCCTTGGCCGCGGGCAGGACCAGGCCAGCGTCGCGCGCATCCTTCGATGCCTGGGTGTGAACCTCGAACAGGCCGGGCTGTATCGCGACGTAGATGCCAACGAAGCCGTCCATCTCCAGGACGACGTTGTTGGTGTTGGAGATCACGTTCGTGAGGTCGACCGGCTCGTCCAGGAAGCCGCCCAGGTAGGGGCGCACGTCAGGGCTGTTGCACAGCTCGTTGACCGGCTGGGCGTCAAATACGCGCTTCGGAGACGTGAAAGATGGAAGGGTCAAAGGAACCTCGTAGCTGTCGATGTCGAGCTACTGGCGCGGGTTCCTATGCCAGATTGGGCGGGACTATGAGGTATGGCCATCTACTTTGCAACCCACACGGTAGACTTGGCCAAGGACTCCTTCACGTACATCGTGCCCCCAGCGCCGCCGCTGATGTTCAGGTACATCGAACCAGGCTCAGCCGCGAACTGCGGCACGCCGCTGCCGACGTACACCTGGAGCCCACCAAGACTGATCTGTGAGACGTTGGACATGGCCCCCGACACCATTTTCTGGGTCGTGGTCCCGGTGAGCGCGTCATTGACAGACTGCATCATGGCCAGGCTGTCCGTCGGCAACTTCTGCTTCGACGACACCAGGCTGGCATGCTTGCGCGGCGGCAGGATGCGCTTCTTGTTGAGCGTGGCTATCCCATAAAGCCCGGTCGCGGTGACAGCGAGCAGCGGCATCGTGATCGAAGCCGTTGCTGTGAGCGTCGCGAGATTACTATCGCTCAGCGGCGGCGTGAACGAGCTGTAGTCCGCATAGTCGACGTCATCGACGTTGGAGTAGTCCTCCGCCGGAATGATGAAGTCCTGCGGCGCGACGAAGTCATCCGGCAGCGGCTCAAATGAGCTGCTGTAGTCGGCATAGTCCGCATCGTCGACGTTCCGATAGTCTTCGACCCCCAGGATGAAGTTCTCTGGGAGGTCATCCGACAGCGGATTGATGGCATCGGAATAGTCAGCCAGGTCCGTGAAGTCCTGGTCATCCAGGCCCTTCCCGTCGCCCAGGGCGAAGTCCTGCGGCAGGTCATCCGACAGCGGGTCAACCTGCGAGGAGTAATCCACCAGGTCCGTGAAGTCCTGGTCATCCAGGCCTTTGCCATCACCAAGGATGAAGTCCTCTGGGAAGTCGTCGGCGAGTGGGTCGACCTGGCCGGAGTAGTCAGCGTAGTCCGTGTCGTCGACGGTGGAGTAATCTTCCAGGATGGCGACTGAATCCGCGATGTCCTCTGATAGCTGGTCAACCTGGCTTGAGTAGTCCGCGTAGTCAGTGAAGTCCTGGTCGTCGACAGCGGTTCCTACTCCGAGCTGGAAGTCCTCGGGGAAGTCGTCCGACAGCGGGTCAGTCTGACCAGAGTAGTCCGTGTAGTCCGTGTCATCTGTGGTCGAGTAGTCCTCGATGAACGGCGGGTAGTCCACTGCAACAGCGTCGTCAGACAGCGGGTCTGTCTGGACACTGTAGTCTGTGTAGTCGGTGTCATCCGCCCAGGAGTAGTCCTCGATGCCGAGAATGAAGTCCTCTGGCAGATCGTCCGAAAGTGGCGCAACCGACACGCTGTAGTCGGCATAATCGACGTCGTCGACGGTGCTGTAATCTTCGATTCCAAGAAGACCATCCTGCGCCGGGTCTTCAGACAGGGCTGCGACAAAGTCAGAGTAGTCGGAGAGGTCTGTAAAGTCCTGATCGTCCAGACCCCTGCCGTCGCCAAGCACAAAGTCTTCAGGCAGATCGTCGGCCAGGATGGGCACGAATGCCCCATAGTCAGCGTAGTCCGTGTCGTCGACGGTGCTGTAGTCCTCCACCTCAACGGGAACGTCAGCAAAATCATCAGCAAGCTGGTCAGTCTGCGACGAGTAATCGGCGTAGTCTGTATCGTCGGCGGCGCTGTAATCTTCGATGAACGGAATGTCGTCAAGAACTACCGCGGCAGCGTCGTCCGACAGCGGGTCGGTTTGCGAGCTGAAGTCTGTGTCCAGGTCGTAGCCATACGTCGGATCATCCGGCGACGTGATCGTCGGAAGCGGAGGGCATACTCCGACAATGGCGACTGTGACGGCCTGCCAGGCGACGGAAGCAGGTAGTGTCCAAGGCCCTGGGTCGCTTGTTGCGACGTCCTGGAACGCCGCAGCCGTGTCGACCCTGGCGTTGCCAATAGGGCTGTTGGTGCTGCCACGAAGGAGTTCGAAATTCGTCGGTGGCAGCGTGGCTGCCGCTCCAACTCTCGTGATCGCCGAGAACCACAGCGCCTTGTCGCGCTGGATTGTCAGCGACGGAGGATCGGCGCTGGTAGATGTCGCCGACGCAAACGTCGAAATCGACGCGCGTGAAAAGTCGTACGTGTTAGCAGCGATCACGTAGACGAGACTGCAACCGGATACCGGGTTCAGCGAGCTCCCGTTGAGGGCGAGCTCCCCACCAACGGCGATTTTGTAACCGACGGCCATGCCACCGGCTGACCCCAGTGGCCAGTTGACAGCCCACTCAGTAAAGTCTGTACCTAAACTGAGGTCATTCGGCGTCCCCGTGTAGAACGCCAGAATGAGATCGCCAGCGTTTGCTGTGACTGGAAGGTCGAGCGTCCATGCCGTGGTGCCAGCCCACTGTGAAGCTCTGGGGCCTCCTAGAACGACCGGGGAGACGCAACCAAAGTCCTCCGAGAGCGGTGCAAGCTCGGTGGTGCCTACGTCGTGGTAAGCCGCGTTAGCATCGTAACTGTCGCGAACGACCTGATCCGCCCCATCCTCTTGATTGAGCTGGGCGTCAGTCTCGAACTGGGCTGCAATGTCTATTGTGCCTACGTCGTGGTAGGCATCGAGGAGATACTGGAGGTCGGTGGTGACCTGGTCGGCCGCATCTACCTGACCGATAGGGTCAAGGATGCCCTGGCCTTGAGAGAACGCGGTGTTCTGGAACGCGCGTACTTGGAATGACATTTACGCAGCCCTCCGCGGAGGCGCGTTCGCCCAGGACCAGTTGGACCAGTCCTGGGCTTTGATAGGCACGGCTTTCGTACGGCGGCAGGCAATCTGCAAGACCAGGGCACGAACGCGGACAACCACCGGCTTCGGCGTTACGGTGCCGAAGTCCTGGTGCTCATCGTGATGGGCGTGGACCGCCACATCGTTTGCGTCTGCATGCTCGTAGGTCATGGCACCTTTTTGCGTGGCTTCAGCGTAGCTTGAATGTCCTGGCAGGCCTCCTTGTAGAAGCTCACAGCGTACTGCTTGGCCTCGTCAGACTTTAACGCGATCTGAGGGTGCACGCTGTACACGTAAGTGAACTCGAAATCGCAATCATAGCCCTGCTTCCAGTGCTTGGCGTCAGTGTGTGGGGCATTGTCGGCCCGCCACTTCCGGTCCAGATACCAGAAGAACATCTCCGAGATTGCTGGCCACTTGTGTGTAGGATCGCCGTAGGCTCGATTGGAGGCCCAGTGCGGGACGACGATGGTGGCTGTGGCCCCCGGCTTCAGCACTCGGTACAGGTCGTTCAGGAAGAAGCAGCGCTCTTCCTGCGTGAGGTGTTCGAGGAAGTGCGACGAGGACACCTCGTCCACGGTGTTAGCAGCAAAAGGCAAAGGCCGACTGCCAAGTTTGACCACATATTTAACTGCTGGAAACTTAATGCAGTCCACCCCATCGAAACCCTCCCTGGGATTGGGGCCGCAGCCGATGTCCAGCTTTATGGCTGCTGGAGCCTTCTTCTTGCTCACCACATGGTCTCCGGCGGTCCAAATTTACCATCGTGATCATAATGCCCAACCTTGACGGAGCAATCCACCGCGCACCTGTAGCCGTTCTTGCGCGCGTCGCTCCAGAAGTGCAGGTCCTGAGTACCAACGCCGTTGGCGCTGGCATTGGTCTTGAAGAATGGCCTGCGGAGCTTCTTGTCCCTGAACATCGAAATCCTATGCAGAACGAACCCCATTCCAAGGCCGTAACACTCTACCAACCCACCGTTGGGGTCTGGTGGCTGTGGGCGGTAGTTCACTTGAGGGTCGCTGATGTCACCCCAAATTTGGCAGGCTCCCCCCTCCCCTTTCGTAAAATAACAGCCAGAGATTGCAGCCATCTCCGGATGGTTCTCCATTCGCTCTATGAGCTTCAGGAGACCGTCAGGGGGAGGGCAGTTGTCGGTCTCCACCGTCAGCACGTACTCCCACTGGCACAGCTCTGGATGCGCCAGGACATTGTCCATTGCGTTGCTGTATGCATCGCCAACCTCCATGCCCAAGCACAGCATCCGGTAGACCTGCTGGTTCGGTGGGAAGATCAGGTTCCAATGACTGAATGCCACCTTCACGGGAATAGAAGCCGCAGAAGGGATCATGACAACCACCCTCTGCTTCTTCCACGTCGCCCCTGCAAGGATACGGCTCGCAGTCTTGCTCAGGTCTTGATTGTGCCGACCCTCCAGGTCCGGGACGAGAATTTGCGGCTTCAAATTGTTTCCAAGTTTGGCAGGATGCATAGCGATACGGTTTCTCCGAGATGCTCAAGAGCGAACACGGACGCCGCCGTGCGGGCCTGAATGCGCCAGTCCGATCCACCGACAGCATCGAACGTCGTGCTGAATGTCGAGTTACTGGTGTCCATCAGACTGCACGACACGGATACGCGATACGTGTCGTCGCCAAGGTTTTCAACGCCGTCCACTGAACGGATAAAGCAAGCTACCGCCATTGTTAGTCCTCCTCAATATGGGAATGGGTGAACTCGATGTCCCGCCATTCTGTTTCCCCAGATGACAGGTTCTTCCATAACTGTTGTAGATCAGCCTTCTTGCGGGTTTTGCCGTACAGTCGAATGGATGATGTTGGCATCCACGTCACCACTTGTCCGGTGATGTTGTTTGGTTCGATAGCCATGTGACCTCCTATACCGTGCCGCTCGCGAACATGATCGGCTGCATGCGGTTTGCGTTGCTGTGTGAGCCCTGAATTTGGCTGAAAGCGACCGAGCTTGGGATACCGTTGGTCGTGACGGAGTAGAAGCCCTGACCCAGCGTGTACTGGACCGTGGCGTTTGTGGCTGCGCTGAACATGCCAGCGAACGTCGTGGCAAGGTTCGACAAGACAAGGTTGCTGTACGTGCCAGCCGCGCCAGCGCTGCTCGTGCTGGAGACGTAGCCAATCCAGTATACGCCCTCGTTGAAGGTCGTCGTCCACGGAATGGTCATCAGGCGAAGGCCGGATACAGATGAATAAATGCCGAGCGTTCCGCTGTGAACGATGGCAAACGTCTGTGACGTGCTGCCAAACAGGCTCAACGTGGAACCGTTGCGGGTGTAAAGACCTACGCGCTGCGTGATCGTGTGCGAGCCACTGCTGTTCGTGGCATTGGTGTTGTAGATCGGGATGACCACACGATCCATCTGGAACAACGGGAACTCTTCTGGGTCAAAGATCAGCGAGCCGTTTCCGATGGTCGAGGTAACAAACTCCATATCAGGATACGGATTGAACCCATCGGTGCCGACCACTTCATCCCCGACGAACCACACCGTGGCCGCTCCAGCCGCGGTGGATGCTGAAAGGGAGATGCCGTTACTCGCACCATAAACGATGTTGGTCCCCGACATCGTGCTGGAACCAAGCGTGTTTCCGGTAATGGTGACAAGCTGATTATGGCCAGAATTCCAGTCGGATGGCCTGACCAGGTTCGTGGCAATTTCAGATGCCGTCGTCGCGCCATCCCAGAACGTCACCGTTCCAGTCGCGTCGTTTATGGTGTCGGATTTTGCGTGAACTACAGCGGGCATTAGGAGAACCTCCAGGCGCTCGTGCCGCGCCGCATCTCCCCCCAGTTGACCTGGTCGGGGTCACCGTCAAATAACATTACGGAGATCGCGTGCGGGCACATGGCCCACACGCCATCTTCCGAGACGGCCTCGACGGACCTCATCGTTTGATTGATGGGGTCCGCCGGATCGCCTTCATAGACTATGAAGAGCACTCAGTTCTCTTCAAGGATCGCATGCCAGGTCACGACTGACGTACCAGACTTGGTACGCATCGAGGTCTGGCCAGTGGCCGTTGCACCGGCCGGGACGTCGATGCCAAGGCCTGGAGCCGCCACCCAGCGGAACAGTGCGCCGTTGGCATTGATGCCGAAGCGCATCAGCGTCCTGGCCGTCGAGATGACCGGCTGGGTCGTCCAGGCGGACGTGGCGGCCTTGGACGCCACCGTAAAGCCTGCTGCCGACACGTCGTTGGTGTTGAGCGGGCCTGGCGTGATGGCATTGGCAGCCGTCGCGCCGAGCGTACCAACACGGCTCAGCAACATTTCGTTGGCGGCCGACGCAGTGCCGAGACCGGAGACCTGAATCTCCCGGAACGTGTGTGCACGGGTCGCGTGGCTCAAGGTGGTCCAGATGTCTTCGCCCGCAACCATTGTCGGTGCGGCATTCGCTTGGTCTGGTGTGATCAGATAGGGGACTGGCATGGTGTAGCTCCTACAATGGAAGGTTTTTAACAAGAGCGGCTGCGCTTGAGTGCCCTGCGGCTTCAAGCTCAAGTCCAATGCGTAGCCGCTCGCTCCGCATTGCCTCACGCAGGTAATGCGTGAGGATGACCATGATTTCCTCTTGGTAGGCCAGAACCTTGTCCTTCATCTGGCCAGGGGCCAGGGCTGAAGCATCGAACATCTGAACCATGAACGAGTTGGCGAGTTGGCCAACTTGCAGCGCAGGGTCCAGGTGATTCCCGTAGAAGCCGCGCGCGCCACCCAGTGCGACCAGGCCGAGCTTACCGGCGGTCTCCTTGTACTCCAGGTACTCCCGGCTCTTGAACTTGTCCGGGTCGGCGAGCACGACGGTGTCGTGCATTTGGGTCGGAATGTTGCTCACTACGCGCCTCCTTCATTGAAGGTCAATGACGTGACGTTTATCACTTGTCCTGCGACAACAACATTGTCGCTGAGTATAAAATCCGCGCCGCTGGTCCCGCAGGTGCCCTGCATGAAGGCTGTCGCCCCGAAGTACATCCTGAAGAAAGCGATGGTGCCCGTGTTGGAGCAGCTCCCGGTGATCGGGCCATATAGTGCGAAGTTGTACGACGCTGAGCCGCCGGAGGCTGCCGCCAACCAGTCCGACCCGCCGATCAGTCCGGATGTCCAGAGCAAGGTACCCGCCGGTATTGCGGCGCAGTTCGCAGGCAGTGGCGCAGCGTAGAAAACAAGCTGGAACGGGGACGGAAACAGGGTTTCCATCACCTCGACTCTAGCGTTCCGGAGTGCTGTCGACAGTTGGATTGCCATCAGCCACCTCCTTTCCTTCTGGGGCCGGTGGGAGCGACGGCGTTGAACTCGGCATCTTGATGATGCCGACAGCCGTAATGACCGGAAGCTCCTCGGGCTTGTCGTCGCTCATTCGTCAGCCTCCAGGTCAACGAAGGATGAGATGATCGTGCGCCGGATCGGGTCTGAGACTTCCAGCTTCATGGTGCGCTGGTAGAACGAACCCATCGCGCACCAGCGGAGCCTGGCGTTGTACTGGCCGGTCTTGCCCATCGACGCCCACTTGACCTGGTTGAAGGTGTAGCCCCCATCGTCCGACAGGCTGAGCACGAGCTGCGGATCGCTGCCCTGCCCGGTCGTCAGGCCCATACCCGCCTCGACGTCGAGCTCGAACCTGGGCATGAACACCCGGTTGCCGTTCTTGTGCATCGGCGAGCCCTGCGCCAAGCCTTTGATGGTGTTGCCGTACTCGGTGTAGTCGGTCGACGACTGGTAGCCGATGACGTTGCTCTCGTAGTCGCCGATCAGTTGCCGGTTGAAGGCCGCCACGGCGCAGTTCGCACGCCAGCGGCCGAGCGGCTGGTTGCTCGCGTCCGTCGACTCCCGCTCATGCCAAAGCCCGGTGGTCAGGTCGAAGCACCAGGTCTTCGGCACCGACGGGAACATCACGTAGATGAAGTCGTGGCCTTCCCAGGTCATGGAGAAGCAGAACGCATCGGAGATGTCGCCGTAGTTGGCCCACTCCTGCTCGGTGCCATGTTTGGACACCCGGACGGCATTCACGCCTTCCAGGCGATAGAAGTTGCGGTCGTTTCCGATGAAGAGCAAAGCCTCACGCACCTTCGTCCAGGCCAGCGGACCGGCCATGCCGATCTGGATCGCCGCGCCAGTGTATTTCGCCCAGGGGAAGTTCTCGCCGCCAGCCAAATACCAGATTTCAATCGACCGCTGCCCGCCAATGATGAGCTGCTGCAAGTGGTTGATCGTGTTGAGCACATAGTCCGACAGGGACTCCGCAGTGCCGAAGAACAGCGGGTTGTAGACGAGGCCCTGGATCGAATCGGAGCTGAAGAACTGGTTGGTGTTCTTTCGGTCAAACAGGAAGTACGTCTCGTTGTGGCTGATCGTGTTGGCAGGGTAGAAATTCACATCGCTGATCTGCTGGAATGTCAGGTTGTCGGAATTGTAGATGAACCCGGCGCTGCCATCGACGACACCCACCTCAACCCCATTGTCGTCGATTGAGACTGGACCGGTGCCAGCCAAGATGCCAGACCCGAGCAAGTCGGACGACCCGTCGGACGCAAGCCGGTAGAACTGGCTGCCGGAGACGACGTAGACGAACTCGTTCAGGATGTGCATGGCGCGGATCGGACCAGTGCCAACCCTCGCGAACTCGACCAAGCCAGGGGCCCCGAACAGCACCACCTTCGACTTGGCATTGACCTCCTCGGGCTGGAGCTCCGAGTAAAGGTTCACCAGGCGCTGCGACGACACCGGGCGCGCGCGGCTGATGTAGGTCTCCAAGGCGAACGGTATCTGCGCCATTATCCCTCCAGGTCCGGGACGAAGCTGATGGATTCAGGCTCGCGGTCCCAGGAGATCAGTATCTGCGCCGTCGCCGTGGCAAGGGCCTCCAGGACCTGAATGCGGGTCGCTGGGGCCTGGTAGGCCTGGGCCAGGCGCAGGGCCAGACCGCTCGTCAAAGCCTCCTGCCACTCTTGTGGAAAGTCCCCAGTGTCGCTGTTCAGGACGAAGTCGTAGATCGGCCTGGAGTAGGTAAACCGGACTGCGGTGTCCGGGTCCTCAGCCGCGGGCCAGATATACAGCTCTCCCAGCGGTAACTTGGGAGCATAGAAGATGATGTTCGGGTTGCCGGTGTTCGATTTGGTGGGCAGGTCCATGTACTCCTGGCGCGAATAAACGCGCATCGGGGTCTCGGTGTCGATGCGCCCGGCAGAGCCGAACTGAACCGACGAGGCTCGGCTGATCTTCAACGGCCGGATGATCTTGGAGCTGTATCCGAACACCTTCGCGCCGACGTAGTTCGCATCGGTAAGCGCAGCCGTCAAGGTCACCACCAGGCCAGACACGTTCGTGACCGTCGTCCACTGCAAGGTGTCGCCCGTCAGCTCGACGCCGATGGTGTCGCCGATGACAAGCGACGAACCGTCGACTTTGGTGATCGAGGTCAGCGTGACGGTGGTTGCCGCGGCGGCAGAGGCTGCTGATGCCTCGGTCTCCAGGTACGTCCACGCATCCGTCGCGTTGTCGCCCGTCAGCCCTACCTGGTATCGATACTGGCCGGTGTTGAGGAACAGAATCGCCTCCTCCTCGGTCCATACCCTGATGTTCTGCGCCTGCCAGGTCTTGATCATCTCGTTGAGGATCGTCAGGCCAGTCGCGCGCTTGTCGGCACCGATGGTCTCGTCGTCGCGGATGATGCCAGCCTTGAAGAAGGCCGTCGTCAAAATCGACAGCATCGACGGGTTTATGGTGGCGACGCCGGAGCTTGTCATAGGCCGAGCACCGCTTTCGGGATGACCAGGACACGGATGGTCTGGCTGGCAGCGTCGAACGCGCCACCACTGTCGTTGATCAGGAACACGCCGACCACTCCGGCCGCAGTCACCGATCCGTGGAGGCTGACGCCATTGGTCGTGTCGATGTTGCCGCTGGCCGATACTCCGATGACGAAGTCCCCTGCCGCAGCTCCGCTCACCGACACGTTCGAGGTCGCCGACACTGCATTGTCCGCGACGCTGGCGAAGTCGATCACCGCGCTGCCGGTCAAGAACAGGGACGAGATGGACAGGTTCTTATTGGTGCCGCCCTGGAGGATCGGCAGAAGCGCCCCCACCAGGTTGGCCGCTGTCGTGAAGGATGAGAGCTTGGCCATGTTTAACCTACCAGGAGGGCGGAATCGTTTTCGTCTTGCAGGAGTCCGTCACCATCAGTCTCGGCCTCCAAGGCGTATGGCATGACGGGAGCCAGGTCTCCTGGACGGGGCCTGGCTCCACGCACTGCTTGCTGGTCGACGCGACCCTTGACGAAGTCCTGGGGGTGGCGAGCCTCATAAACGCCTTTCTTGACGATGAGGCCGTTCCACTCCTCCTGCGTATCGGACGCCCACACCTTGAACCCGGTGCGGTCGCAAATACGCAGAAAGTCTCCAGGACGATAGGTCATATCTGCGGCACGCCCTTCGCCATCACAATCAAGATGTCATACGCAGAACTGGCTCCGAACCCGATTGTCGTGAGCTTAAGGCTGCCAGTAACCCCCGCAATTGGAGGGGCCTTCAGGAGGCCGTAAGGCGCGAAATCGATGGAGTTATTGTAAGACATCGCGAATGCGTCTTCGTCTGCGGTTGCCTGCCACCGGAGGCGGACCGCAGCCGTGCCAGTGACAGACCAGTTGATGTACTGAACCTTTAGGTTCACGCCAGGGGCCACACCCTGGTAGCCATTGACGACGTTCGTGGCGTCCACCTTCACGACGCCAGATTCGCCAGTCCCATCGCTGACGTTCGTGAACCTCATAATGAGGTTGCGCGCGCCGTTCGCGACGTACCTGCTCGTTACGGTATCAGCCATTAGGCGTCACTCCTGTTTAGAAGCGCGACTGGCCAAGGCCGAAGTAATCGACCGTCATCGTGTTCGCCGCCGCGTTGCCGTTCTGCAAAGCAATCGTTGGCGTGATGAGGGTGCCGACCGGCGTGTTCGTCACCGGCACCTGAACGCGCGTGATCAGGTTCGGGTTGTCGTCCGTGCCGAAGAAGATGTCGAAGTTGTAGCTGGCGACACCGGTCGTCGGGCTGACGAACTGCTTGCCTTCGCAGTGGTAGCCGAGCGTGTAGAAGGTGTCCGCAACGAACGTGCCGAAGGCCGTTGAGTTCGTGTACGAGCTGGCCTTGCCGACCTTCAGGATCGCCGACGTTCCGGCCGCAGCCTTCGCGAAGTAGATGCCTTCCGACGGAGCCGACGCAATCGGTGATGTGTCCAGGATCATCGCGCCGATGGCGACCGAGCAGTTCGTGGCATCCGACACCTTGAATCTGGTCTTGCAGTAGAACGCCTTGCCGTCCGTGAACGCGAAGCCAGGAGCTGCAAGCTGGATCGACGACACGTCGGCCGAAGCCGCGGAGTTGGTGTGGACGAACCAGCCACCAAGGCCAGTTGCAACGCCCTGCGTGGCACCAGCCTGGGTCTCGGTCAGCGTCCAGTCGGCGGTAGCGTATGTGTCGAAGTCGTTGAAATAGACGTGATGGCGCGCAGGGTCGAACACCTGAATGCGACCGTACTGCTTTTTGCGGGCGACGTTTGAAACGCCTGCGGGGAACCTGGTGGGATTTCTTTGCGGCATGGGAGACGATCCTTGTGGGGCTGGAAGTAGGATCGCGGGCCACCTGCCAGGGTGACCCGCGTCTTAACGCACTTTCGTGCGGTTACAGGCCAGGCGTACCGTAGATGCCACGGAAGTCCGTGGAACCGGCGGAGAAGCGCATGTACATGGCTGCCTTGGCGTTCTTGGTGTCGAAGTCGTTGTCCTTGTCGAACATCGGCTCGTCGCGCCAGAAGAACGTCATGCCGCGCGGTACGTTCGTGCGGATGAACCAGGCAGTCGTGGAGTTGAAGTAGTGGTTCACCTTCACGCCTTCAGGGAACATATTTGTTGCCTTGATGACGTTGATGGCGTTGTTCGCCGTATCGTTCTGCTGAACTGAGTTCAGGATACGGTTGGACTCGAACCATAGCGCCGTCGGCACCAGGAGCGCGCGCGGCATGATCGTGATCTTGTGACCACGAGCATTGACGCCGTCCATGATCTGCACACCCAGGTCTTCAATCGAGGCCTCGGTGAGGTCCGATGCAGTGGTCAGGATGTTGGACTGGTTGCCGGTGAGGGTCGGATGCGAGGACGAGATGAGCTCGACGCCGTCGCCGAAGGTATACGTGCTGTTGAAGGCACGGTTGTAGACGTTGGCGCAGGTGTTCTCCAGCGTCTGACGACCAGAGAAGGCAAGGGCCTGGGCGCGACGCTCAGAGACCTGCTTGTACTGGTTGTCCCGGAGCTCTTCGTACGTCACGATGTAACCAAGGGCATAGGCAACGTGCGTGTAGCGCGTCACAGCTCCCTGGGTTTCCGTGTCGAACGTGATGCCCTGGCCCTGGCTCTTGACCGGGAGCATGCCGAAGCCCGTGACTTCCACGTCTTCTTCATACGCCTTGTCGGAGGTCTGCACATCGAACAGGTCGGTGTACTCCTCCTTGTGCTCGTCGTAGGTCTGACCCCAGACGGCGTGAATGCCAGGCCACAACAGTTTTGGGTGGACGCCAGTGGTGATTGGATTTGCCATGTGTGCGTGCTCCCCTTAGACGCCGGTCAAGTTGCGAAGTGAGTGCAGATTGATCTTGCACAGCCACTTGCTGAGCGTCTGAGTTGTGCCCATCGCGTTGTTCGCGCGACGGACACCGGCAATCAGGCGCATCTGAAGTGTCGGGCCAGTACCAATCGTCGAGCTGTCCAACATCCAGCCGGAGAACCCGGTGACCGTTGAACCAGCACCCGCGATGAGGTCGATGTTCTTCGTGCCTGCGGTCGCAGTCGCGATGTTGCCACCGACGCTGTCTTCCTGGGCTTCGAAGATGAGGTCCGGGTCGTCAGCGACCAGGATGTACTGAGCGGTCGACGCCGGATGGTAGACCGGCATGTCGCGGGTGATCGTCACGATGGGTTCACCACCGTCGACGATGCCTACCATCGGGCCGATCATTTGGTTGGTCGCGCCGTTTGTGGCTGTCTGCACGACGGGGATACCGTTCGCGTCAGAAGCACCGGTTGCGATGAGGGGTTGGCCAAGGAACAGAGCCGTGGCGTAAGCAGCAGGCACCGAGTAGATGTTCGCCTTACCATTGTAAGGGGAGCCATCCAGTCGCTGCACGGGGATAATCCCGCGCGGCAGATTTGGGTTCGCCATTGCGAAGTCTCCGAGATTGAACAGGGCTGTCGGCCAGCATCACCACGACGCTGACCCGAATGGCGCTTCTGCGCCTAAGCTCTTTGTTCGATTGCTCTTCGACTTCGTCCCGTCGTCAGCGCTTGGTCTCGTTCTTGATCGAGATGCCCTGCTCCGGAACGTAGAATGATCCCTGCTGCTCGCTTTTGCCAAGCTGGGCTCTGCCCTGCTTGATGGCTGCCTCGCCCTCGTCGACTCGCTCCGACTGTGCCTTGAGGTCTTCCCTCCACAGCACTTCGGGTATCTCCATGAGATAACCCAGCATCGCGCGACCGTCACGGTGGCGTCCGTGTAGCTTAGAGACCGTCTTTCCTTCGTGGTCCTTCACATGCTCATACCCGGCCAGCCGTGCCTCTTCGATGCGGCCTGGATGATCTGCGAACCAGTGGCGATGATACCCAGGTCGGACAGGGTACGCAAGTTTCTGCGTGCGTCGACCGAAGGGGGCACGCTTACCGCGTAGCTCGTTAATGCGCCGCTCCAGCTCATCGTTGGCATCCTCGACGGGTGCCTGGATGGGTGCAGCCGCCTCCAGGGCCGTCGCCTTCGGCTTCACCGGGGCGCGCGGGGCCATCGTCGGATAGGGTTGTGCTTTCTCGTTGATGTCAGTCATTTTCAATCCTCTGTGTCACCGTGGTACAGGCGAAGGAACTCCGCCTTTTGGTAGGGCTTGTAGCCAGGCTTGCCCTTGCGGGCCTCGTACGACTTCGCGACCCGCTCGTACTCGCGCTTGACCTCGGCTGGCAGCGCGTCGAACGTCTTGTCCGCCTTGCTGCCTCCGCCTCTGGGCTTGTTGACCTCGCCACCGGAATCAACTGGCGCGGAGTTCCTGGTGATGTTGCGACCGGCGAAGAAGCCGGAGTTCGACCAGCGCTGCTGAACCTCGTACTCGACCTCGTTGAGCTTCTCGGCCAACGGCATGTTGGGCTTGCGCTCGGTGAGGTCTTCGAAGATCGCGTTGGCGTACGCATACATGGGCGCACTGGTTCGATACCATTCGCGGTCCGGTGCGCTGGCCCAGGCAACCGCCACCGGGTCAGGCGGGGGCTGCGTCGCCGCGTTGCTCGACCGGTTGGCGGCACCAGGCTTTTGGGCAGGAGCCTGCTCCTTCGGCTTGGCTGACTCCGCCTTCTGCCCGGTCTCAAGCAGCTTCTCCACCTGCTCCAAGGCCTCGCCAACGGCCACGGCGTCACCGTCAGCCGCCGCCTGGGCAGCGTTGCGCTTGATGGTGGCCAGAGCCCGTTCGCGCCCGCGCTGCTCAGCCTTGCTGTTGAGCTCGCGCATCGCCTCCAGGGCCTCGGACATCTCCTCGACCTTGGCGTTCACAGACGTGAGCTGCTCGTTGAGCTGCTTGGCAGTCTGCTCCGCCCTGGCTGCTCGGTGGTCCAGGCGCTTCAGGTTCTCGCGCAGGATCGGATGCTCGCGCTCCGCCCGCTCGATGAACTTCTCGGCGTCGATCCAGTCATCCGGTCGTCCGTGGAACTCGTCCTGCGGATACCAGCCCATGCGACGTGCACGGGCCTCTGGGCTCATGTCCAGGTCATCAGTGCTGATGCCTGGCGCTGCGCTGTCGCCAAGGCGACGATCTACTGCGCCGCCGCTCACTT